ATCGACCAGACCCAGAAAACGGTGATGCTGCACGGCATCGACCATGCGGGGGTCATGCACACAATCCTCATCTTGAAAGGTGCCGATGGCGGTTGGACTGCGGAACGCAGAGAAGGATGGCTATGACCACCACTGCAGCCTACGACGCGGCCAGCCGGAACCACGTGAAAGTGAAATTCGTCCGTACGCCGGACCCGGACTGCCTGGGCTGCTGGCACTGGTACTGCCCGTGTCACCCCGAGCTGGAGGACCGAGGGCCGGGCCGCGCGATTCTGGCAGCTGTCGCCCTGCACGTGACCAAGTGTCACCCGCCGGGCTCGATCGTCGTGCTACGCTAATGGGGCGCGAATACGTCGGGTAGAAGCGCAGGCAGGGATCCGGCAGGGACCCAAGATTGACCCCGGGGCGAAGGGGACCCGTCCCGGGGTCGATCGCTGTCCGGACCTGCTACGCTAACCGGGCGTTCGCCAATGCAGCCCGCAGGCCGAGGGGCACACAGACGGGCCCCGGTGGATCCTCTCCCGCCGGGGCCCTTGTCTTATGGAGCGTCAGTGCCGCGTAGCATCGAGGTACCGGGAGACGGCCCGTACCAGAATTCGGTGCGAGGGTGGTCACGGTCCAGGTGTAGGCCGACGGTCGAGTACATCGTGATCTGGCTGTCGTCTACCCACAGGATGCCGTTCCCGCAGTCGAGAATGTGCTTCAGCAGATTATCCAGATCGACCACCTGACGCGTCGCCCGATAGAACCGCGCGCCGATGAAGACGTTTCCCGTGAGCAGCGGTAGCTTTCGTTCCTGCAGGGCCTCGCGGGTCCGGACCTCGGCCGCCTTATCCTTCGGGTCCTGGTGCGTCCGGCCCCCGCCCCGGCTGATGCGCGGACGCATCTTGGCGTGCGGCTGCCAGTCCAGGATGAGGTACTCGGGTCCGCCCAGTTCGCTATGCACCGGACGGCTCCTCGTTGACCACGGGGGCGAGCTTCTCGGCCGCCGCGAGCTCCCGCCGGGCGAACTCGTCGGCGTAGGCGCGGTCGACGCCCTCGTGCTGGCGCATCTTCGCCTCGATCTGCTCCTCGATCGACCAGTCGAACAGCTTCGAGATGCGCAGGATCAGGTCGGTAGACGGGGTGCGGTTCCCGGACCGAATTCGGCTGATCGTCGCGTGGGAGACACCGAGACTGTCTCCCAGCGCGACGTTTGACAGTGCGTTGGTGTCTTCGCTCATAGCAACCATTGTACCCTGCGGGTAAAGTATTCGTCGTGGTAAGCTCGACCAGCCCAGGGGTTTTGGCCAGCCGTACCAGTGTGGTAAAATTGTCGCACACCACCTCCCCTGCCGGGACCGAAGCCAAGGAGCTTGAAATGCCGAAGACCACCGAGACCGCGAACCTCCCCCAGTGCGCTGACCTCTGCGGCATGGCGGTCAACAGCCCGAAGTCGATCTTCCTGCAGGGCCACGACCAGCGGCTGGTGTCGGTGCTGGCTCGCAAGGTCGCCGGGCTGGAGCACCTCCCCGCCGAGTACGTCGAACTGCTGGGACTGGAGAGCTACGACGAGAGTGGCGACATCCAGGCCCGGATCAACGAGGTTTCGGCCGCTGTCGGCCGTCGGTTCAGCCCCGCGCTGGCCGCGAAGGCGGACGCGGCGATGATGAGGTTCTGGGCCCTGGGCGAGAAGCGCGCCGCTGCCGCTGCCGCCAAGGCTGAGCGCCAGAACGCGCCGAAGCCGGAGCGCAAGCCGCGCGCCGCGAAGACTGAGGCCCCGGCCCCCGCCGACGACGCCCCCGCGTCGACGGTCGGCACGGTCAAGCGGGCCGCCGGAGTCACGATGGGCAGCCCGGTCAAAGCGAAGATCGGCCGCTGGGTCAAGGACGCCTTCGTGCATGGCATGAACCAGAAGGGCAGCGTCACCGCCGTCAGCTACACCGACAAGAATGGCAACGACAAGGTCGCGACCGAGGGCAAGTTCACGCTCGTCGTGGAGTGACCTTCCTGAATAGAGCGCCCCACCCCCGCCGCAGGTGATGCCAACCCGGCGGAGGTGGGGCCTCTCCATGTTACCGGTTGCGCAGCAGCCGTGCACGACAGACCGAGCTACACACGAGCGTGAACCCCTCGGGGTAGCTGTGCCGCGCCAGCCAGGCGTATTTGTTGCGGGCACCCTGCGGGGGTGGGTCCGGGACGCCCTCGCGCCACACGAACCCGCCTGCGGGTACCACCATAAAGTTCGGATAGTCGATCGTCCCACACCAGACGCAGCGGCCCCCGTAAGCCTCGATCGCGTCCATCCGGCGCACGCGGTACAGGGTGGTTGCGCCTTTACGGGTGCGCTCGCGCTGAGCCTGCTCGGATTCCTCGAAGGTCTTGGCCATGCTAATGAGTGTATCACCCGGCTGGCCTAATCTTGCCACCTGCTTACCACGCTGGTAAGATGGGTAATGCTCGACCCCTGCCGCTCCGAGAGGACCCCGCCCATGTCGATCGAGGCCCTGGCCACGCCACAGTACCCGACCAGTCCCCCGAAGGATGTGCCAGCGAAAATGATGCGAATCTGGCGTTGCAACTTCTGTGCGAGTGGGGTACATGCGAGCTGCCCCGGGGCCGTCCGAAACGGCACGAAACAGCTCATCCTGTGCTACTGCTGCCGCAACCCGCCCCGGTGTCTCGACTGCGGCATGAGCCGCCCGGACGAGGTCAACCCCGAGACCTGGTCCTGCCTGGATAAGTCCGGGTGCGAAGGACGGATCGCGGCCCGGCTGACTCAAGCTCCGCTGTGGAACATGCTACAGCAGTGCAAGGTGTCGTCGACGAACACCCGCCGCTCTCGTCGCTTGGTCGCTGCCGCATTAAAGGAAGCGATCGGTCCCGAGGTCGACGAGTTCGATCGGCCGATTGTCCGGCCGCCCCGCCAGCCTCGCCCGTCCGCCGGGGTCTGCGAGTGCTGCGGCTCCCCGACCAAGGGGGGCAAATTCCTGCCAGGCCATGACGCCCGAATGAAATCCCGACTCCGCACCGCTGCCAAGGCTGGCGACGGTACCGCGCAAGCTGAACTCAATAAGCGAGGCTGGTAATGCCCAGTAGCATCATCACGGTCCGGCACTCCGAGATCGCCGACTTCCGGCAGTGTCCCCTCAAACACAAGCTGAACTGGTTCGAGCTCTGGGCGAAGCCGGAGGAGTCGGTAGCTTCGACGATGGGGACCGCCTGGCACGAGGTGATGGCCGCCCACTACCTCACGATCCGCGAACACCAGCTTCGCGAAGGGAAGTTTCGGCTGTCCAGCCATTACCAGCAGGATGTACTCGACGCGGTCGACGCCCTGATCGAGAGCGGCATTCACGACGACCTGCAGGAAAACATCTCCTGGATGTACGACGGGCACATCGAGAAGTACGGGTTCAACGACGGCTGGGAGATCCTGTCGGCGGAGGAGACCCATACCATCCCGTTCCGGGAGAAGAATGGCCGCGCGTCGCGATTCCACTACCGATGGACCAGTGACCTGGTGATCCGGGACCACACCTCGTCGGCAAAATCGCGGTACGTGGTGGACCACAAGTCGACGGCGAACAAGCTGCAGCAGGACGAGATCGATCTGATGGATAGCCTCGCCCTGTACGTCTGGGCCTGGCGACAGAAGAAGCTCGACATTCTTGCGCCCGTCATCATGCAAGCCCACACCAAGAAGCTGAAGCGGCCCCAGACCCTGGGGGAGCGCTTCGCGTGGATGCCGAGCTACCGCACCGAAATTGAGCTTGCGAACGTACAGGCCGAGTGCCTGGGTATCGCGAAGGCGATCCACTCGAAACTAAACAAAGAGCAGCCGTACTCGTCGCCGGACCCCCGGACCTGCGGCTGGAAGTGCGACTTCAAGGAAGCGCACCTGCTCATGCGTAAATCCAAAGACCCGGTCCGAACCCTGCCTTCGCTGATGCATTCGCGGGGCTACGTGCAGCGCGAGGAGGTGCCCTCCGGACACGCCCCGCCCCTGGCTTGACACGGTGGTAAACACCGTGGTGTGATTACGCTACAACTACCCGAGAGGACACCATGCCGAAGCGAGACCGCAGCGCCGCCGCTGCCCCCGCGACACCCGCTCCTGAGCCCGAGGAGACGCCGGAGGCCACCCCCGCGCCCGTCGAGCCGGAAGCGGCCGAGGAGCCTGCCGACGAGGCTCCCAAGCCCGCACGCCGGGGCCGTCGCAGCACCCGCGTCGAGGAGGGTGCGAAGTCCGAGGCTGGCGAAGACATGGACGGCGCGGTCGACCCGCGACCGGACGAGGAGCCGGACGAGGCGCAGCAAAAGCCCGCGCGCCGCCGGGGCCGGACCGCCAAGCCGAAGCCCGAGGGCGACTCCGCCGACGTGGCGGAGGTCGACGAGGCCAAGCAGCGCGAGTACAAGTTCGCCGACGTGGACGACGCCGAGATCGAGTTCACCTCGCTGGCGGACGCGGACGACTACATCTCCGCCGTGTACTACGGCCGCGAGGGGATGACCAAGACGACTTCGGCCGTCATGGCGTCCGCGCTCACGGAGCCCGGCAAAGTCCTGCTGATCAACGCCGAGGGCGGCGCGAAAAAGAAGGCACTGGAGCAGCACGGCGTCCAGTCCGATCGCGTCATGGTCTGGCCCGCGCCCGGCAAGCGAGTGTCGTTCGCCGGGCTCGAGAAGCTCTTCTACAAGCTGGCCGCCGACCTCGCAAAGGACAAGGATTCCTGGCTGGCCGTCATCTGGGACTCCGGTACCGAGATCGTGCAAACCGTGCTCGACCAGGTCGTTGAGGGCGTGATCCAGGACCAGGAGGAGATCATCTCGCGGGCCAAGGGTCGCGCCGGAAACATCAAGATGCGGGACCGTTTCGACAACGACCGGGACGACTACCGGAAGATGTCGAACATGGTCCGGGGGCTCGTGCGGAAGTTCCGCTACCTCCCGTGCCACTTCATCATGACGGCGCTGCTGCGCAAGGACGAGGACGAGAAGACCCACAAGGTCACGTACAACCCCGCGTTCACCCCCGCGCTGCAGACCGACATCCTGGGCTACATGGACTGCGTTTTGTACTGCCAGTCCACGGTATCGGACGGGCAGCCGCTGTTCTATGCGATGACAGTCGCGGCGAAGGACGACCGGGCGAAGGACCGGTACAACACGCTGCCGGGAGAGCTGGTCAACCCGACCTTCGACCGCGTCGTCGGCTACATCCGGGGCGAGCTGGACCCGGACACCGACCCGATCCAGAAGCTCATGCCCGGCGGTGCCGCCAAGCGCGGCGCAGAGGTCAAGGCCGACGCGCCGAAGCTCGCCCGTGCGCCGCGTGCCAGCCGCGCCAAGAAGACCGAGCCCGCCCCAGCCGAGCCGAAGGCGGACCCCGAGCCGGAACCTGACGCGGCCAAGGAGTCGGCCGCCGCGAAAGCCCGCGTTCAGTCCGAGATCGCCGACAAGGAGGGCACCCCTGCCACTCGATCCCGCGCCCGGGTGTCCCGGGCCGCACGGGGAGCCGCTCAGGCCGACCGCGACAAGGCCAAACCCCGCCCCGGTACCCGGACCACCCGGCCCGTCGTCGGCTACAGTGAAGAACCGCCCTTCTAGGGACGGGCTCGCCGAGCTCCTTCCCGAGACACAAGAACGCTTCATGCACGTGATGAGAGGAAACTGACCATGGTTATGGTACCCGACGAGGTCCTGGAAGTCCTGGACTCGGGCGCGGACGAGCGCACCGAATTCGAGACGCTGCCGGAGGGCCACTACCTCTGCCAGATCGAAAAGATCGTCGAGAAGGACGGCAAAGAGTACCCGTACATGGAGTGCGAGTGGAAGGTATTGCAGCCGCGCGAGCACAAGGGCCGCAAGCTGTGGGACAATATCTCGTTCAACCCGAAGGCCGCCTTCAAGGTCCGGGCGCTGTTCGACGCGTTCGACTACGACTACGACTCGGACACCGACGAGTTCGTGCAGGAGAAGGAACAGGCCGTCCTGTACGTGAAGCAGGAGATCCAGGAGCAGGGCAAGAAGAAGGGCCAGCTTCGCGAAGTGGTCGACGAGGTCCTCCCGGCCGACGAGGAAAACATGGACCTCGTCGAGGAGTAGCAGGGCTAGACTGATCAGTGGCGCACCCGCGCGGGAGTCGGTCGGGGCCGACGACGGCGCACCCGTAACAGGGTAGGCGGGCCGGGGGTAGTGACTCCTGGGCCCGCCGGGGTGCGCCACATCCTTTCTCACCACCCTGCCGAGCAAGGAGCACGATGCACAACCCGACGTTCGAGGCGATCTGCACCGCCGTGGAGGAGCAGACTGGTTATCCGCCCAAGGGCAGCGACACCCGCAAGAAGGGGGTCTGCCCGGCCCACGAAGACACCAAACCCTCGCTGTCGATCCGCTGGGACGCGGAGAAGCTCGTGGTCGGAGTGACCTGCTGGAGCGGGTGCACGTTCGACGAGATCGTTAAGTCCCTGGATCTGACGAAGGAAGATTTCCGGGACAAGCTTCCCGGTGCCCGTTCCGGCCGACGGGGTGCCAGCCGGACCAAGCGTGCGCCGAAAGCCACCGAGGCCGACGACGAGCAAACGAGCGGCAAGCGCGGGGCCCCGGAACCCGGCCGCAACGAGGTGGCGCGATACCCCTACACCGACGAGACCGGGAAGGTCCTGTACTACAACGTCCGGTTTGAGCCGAAAGACTTCCGTATGGCGGGGCCGGATGGGCAGATGAAAGCCCTTCCAAAGAACCTGCGGCGCGTCCCCTACAACCTCCCGAAGCTGCTGGCCGCAATCGAGGCTGGCGAGGTCGTGTACTGGGTCGAGGGCGAGAAGGATGTCCACTCGCTCGCCGAGAAGGGCGTGGTCGCCACAACGTCCGCTGGCGGAGGAGGCACCCCGCCCGAGCCCGCCTGGGCTGCCCTGTTCGAGGGCGCGCACCTTGTCGTGGTCGGCGACAAGGACAAGACCGGGCAGAAATACGCGAAGAATATCGCGAAGCTGGTCGTCAATGAGGTAGCGTCGGTCCGGGTAGCGCAAGCCGCGACCCCGCAGGCCAAGAGCGACGTCACGGACCATCTCGCTGCCGGGTACCGCCTGGACCAGCTCGATTGGCAGCCGATGCGCTCGATCCGGCGCACGCGCTGGACGATGTCGGATCTGATGAGCACCCCGCCCGAGCCGCTGCGCTGGGCCCTGCCCGGCGTCATCCCCGAGGGGCTCACCCTGTTGGTCGGGGCCCCGAAGGCGGGCAAATCGTGGTTTAACCTCAACCTCGTGACCGCCCTGACCACGGGCCGCCCCGTCGAGGTGTTCGGGTGGGGCCAGGACCTGGAGCCCTGCCCGTCCCTGTACCTGGCTCTGGAGGACCCGCACCGCCGGGTTTACGACCGGATGAACCAGATCACGCGAGGGCTCGACTTCAAAGCGCACCGCGCGGGTGACGTGTGGCTATCGCTGGACCCGCTGCATTCCGGCGGCCGGGACGAAATTGAGCGGTGGCTAGAGAAGAACCCGACCGCCCGAATGATCGCGGTCGACGTGCTGGCAAAGGTGCGCGACGGCGACGAGGGCCAGACGATGTACCAAGCCGACTACGAGGCCGTGGGCGCGCTGAAGGATATCGCCGACGACTACGGGATCGGCGTGGTCGTCACCCACCACGACCGCAAGAAGACCGACGACGACTTCGTAAACATGGTGTCCGGCACCAAGGGCGTCACGGGTGCGGCGGACACGATTCTGTACTTGGAGCGGAAACGCGGCTCCGACGAGGGCACGCTCAAGAGCGAGTCGCGCGACGTGGAGAGCTGTACATACAAAATGCAATTCGTGCGTGAATTCGGTCGCTGGCAGATCCTGGAGCGATTGGACCCGGATGCCGAGCCGTCGCCCAACGCCGAGCCGAAGATGGCGCTCGCCGACCAGATCAGCCAGGTCCTGATGCACCGGGGCGAGTCGAGCCTCAAGGATGTGGCGAAGGTGCTCGACGTGCCCGAGGCTACGGTCAAGCGTGCGGCTGCCGACGCGCGCGAGAATGGGGCGCTGAACCAGACCTCAGACGGCAAGTGGTACGTCCCTAAGGTGAACTGATGACGGTCCTGCGCGGATTCAAACCTAGCCAACTACCCGACCTCGAAACCTTCGTTGCCGCTGACACCGAGACCTCCGGCCTGCACCCCGATGATGGCGGCCGGGTGGCCGTCGTGTCGGCCGCGTGGCACACGCCTTCGGGCAAGATCGAGTCGTGCGCCTTCCCGTTCTGGCAGGGCTTGTACGAGAAGCCCGACGTGCTGGAGAAGGCCGACTTCGGCTGGAAGGATTATGTCGAAGGGCCCGAGGTCCACGGGTACTTCAAGAATGGCAAACCCCGATCGAAGAAGATCCACCGGAAGTGGACGATCGAGGAGAAAATGGAGGCGCTCGGGGCTAACCCGAACCTCGGGCCGGAGGACTGGGCTATCCTGATCGAGTGGCTCCTGAAGGTACCGGGCCTGGTCTGGCACAACGCGCTGTTCGACCTCGTCGTGATGTACGCGGGCACCCCGGACTTCCCCGGCGTCGACCTGCTGCAGCACACGGCTTGGGACACCATGCTCGGGCAACGCGCCCTGGATCCGGAACACCCGCTCGCGCTGAAGGACACCGCCGAGCGGCTGTTCGACCGCCCGCCCACCGAACAAGACGCGCTGAAGGAGCACCTGAAATCGCGCAAGTTCCCGACCGCCGGTAAGAACGTGCGGTACGACTACGCCGACTGGGACGTGATGGAGGAGTACGCGGCAGTCGACACCGAGGACACGATCCAGCTCGCCCGGCACCAGTGGCACCGCTTCAGCGAGGGCGAGTCGAGCTGGGACCTGATGCACCACAACATGGACGTCATGGCCGCCCTGACCCGCATGGAGCAGCGCGGGGTGCCGTACAAGGCGGAGGAATCGTTGGTCTGGGCCGAGAAGCTCGACGCCCGGATCGCCGCCATGGTAGACGGGTTCCCGTTCAACCCGACCGCCCCGCAGGCGACTGAGTTCTTCTTCGGGCAGGGCGAGACCCAGCGCGGGGTGCACTGCCTCGGGCTTAAGCCCGTCAAGCTTACGGGCAACGGGAACGCGTCGCTTGATGGCGAGGTGGTGGACGAGCTGGCCGCTCGCGACGTGCCCTGGGCCAAGGAGTACCGCGAGTACGGAATGAGCCAGGACGCGGTCGGGAGGTACTACCGGGGGTACGCGGAAGCCACCGGGGAGGACGGCCGCCTGCGGACGCGCTTTCGGCAGACCGGGACCCGAGCGGGCCGCCTGTCGTGCGAGCGCGTCAACCTGCAGGCCATCCCGCACGACCACCGCTTGCTCGCCGGTAACTCGGAGATCCTGGCGGAGGCTCCGAGCCCGCGCGCCCTGATTGAGATTCCCGAGGGCTACCGAGGGTTCCACATGGACCTCGCGCAGGCCGAGCTACGGGTTGCCGCCCTGGAGGCGCGGTGCGAGCCGATGCTGCAGTACTTCCACGAGGGACGCGACCCGCACGGCGAGACGGCTATCGGTCTGGGCCTCACCGCTGGCAAGGACGACCCGGATGGCATGGACTGGTACAAGGCGCGGTCCGTGATCGGGAAACGCTCGAACTTCTCGCTCGTCTTCGGCATCGGCCCTAAGAAGTTCCGCGAGGACCTGCGCAAGCAGTCCGGCATCGACTTCGGCATCAAGAAGGTGACCGAGATCCACAAGGACTGGAACGCCCTATACCCCGAGTTCAGCCGCGCGATCAAGCGCCACATGTACGCGGCCGAGAAGCAGGGGTGGACGCCGATCAAGGGCGACCTGCGCCGTTACTACACGCCGCTGGAGATGGGCATCGGGCCGGACGGCCGACGGCTGCAGTACAACGACCTGCACAAGGCGTTTAACCAGCGAGTACAGGGCCTGCTCGGCTGGTTCGGCCAGTATTGGCTCAAGAAGGCCGAACGGCACCTGTTGGACGCCGGGCTCGACGAGTTCGAGTGCGGCCTGCTGCTGCAGATTCACGACGCGCTGATGGTCATGGTCCCCGTAGGGATGGAGCACCTGGCCGAGGAGTGCGCCCAGATCGCCCGCGACATGTGGGTCGAGTGGTTCCCGGACGTCCCCGGCGGGGTGGACGTGGAGGAGTGGAACCACAAGTAGACAGGGGTTTACCACCGTGGTAAGATAGACCCTATTACCCTGCCCGATGGAGAGGAACAACATGTCAGGACGCCTTATCGTCGTGGTCGGCGGACAGTTCGGCAGCGAGGCCAAGGGCCACGTCGCTGCCCAGCTCGCCGAGTACCACGATGCGGATCTGGTCATCCGTACCGGCGGGCCGAACGCGGGCCACACCGTATACAGCCCCGCCCAGGTGGCACACGACGCGTCGACCGCCCACCCGTTCAAATTGCGGCAGCTGCCGACCGCCAGCGTGAGCAACCCCCGCTCGACGCTCGGAATCGCGGCCGGGGGGCTAATTGACCCCGAGCTGCTGGAGGAGGAGCTGAACTCGACCGACGCGAACCGCGTGCTGATCGACCCGGCCGCCACCATCCTGGAGCCGAAGCACCGCCACGCGGAGGAGGCCGACCCCGAGATGCAGTGGGGTTCGACCAAGGAAGGCATCGGGGCCGCCCGTGCCGACCGTGTTCACCGGACGGCGCGCACGGCCGGGGACTGGTACAAGGAGTTCCCCAACAAGCGGGTCGCGCTGGCAGACCTGGCCCAGATCGCCCGCGACACGCTGCGACACGGTGGCGCGGTGCTGGTGGAGGCCGCCCAGGGCTACGGGCTCGGACTGCACACCGACTATTACCCGAAGACCACATCGGCGGACTGCCGCGCGGTCGACGCACTGGCGGATGTTGGCCTGTCGCCCTGGTCCATTCCGTTCGTCGACCTGAACGTCTGGGTGGTCGTCCGCCCCTACCCGATCCGTGTGGCGGGGGAGTCCGGGCCGCTGGCAGGGGAGACCACCTGGGATGACCTCGGGCTGCCGGAGGAGCGGACCACAGTCACCAACAAGGTCCGGCGCGTCGGCGGCTGGGACCCCGAGCTGGTGTACAAGGCGATTCAGGCGAACGGGGGCGGCCTGGGTACCAACCCGAAGACCGTGCGCGTCGCCCTGACCATGGTCGACCAGGTGATCCCGAACCTGGCGAACGTCGGCTCGGGACACGAGCTGTTGAGCGCGGAGCTGCAGGACCTGTCCGACCTGATGGACTGGTTCCACCGGGTCGGCAACTGCGGGGCGGACGTCGGCATGATCACGACCTCGCCTTACTCGGCGGTGTTCGATATGGACGCGAACCCGATGGTCCGCGCCCTCACCCAGGCATCCAGGCTCGTCACGGAATCCCGCATGGCGGAACCCCTCTGATGGCGGTCCACCAAGGGCCGGGGCTGTGTTACTGCGACTTGCTGGCACAGCCCCACAAGGCCCATCAAGACGGAGTCGGCGGCATTTCGCTACAGACCGAGGAGGGTGCAGTGGTGTTCAACCCGGACCTGAGCAAGCCGACGGAGACGTACGTCGGCGGAGGGCAGCGCGAGGCCAACGCGGGCCGCCCTCGCTACGACCTAATGTGGACCCGCAGCCAGCCGCTGGACGAGCAGATGCTGACGCGGGACGCCAAATGGATCGCCTACGGATCGGCGAAGTACGGCGAACGGAACTGGGAGGCATTTGAGGGCCCGGACGCCCTCGCCCGCTGCGAAGCGTCGCTCGGTCGGCACTACGCGGCCTTCATGCTGGGCGAGGACGACGAGGACCACGCGGCAGCTATCCGCGCCAATGTCCAGTTCATCGAGTACATCCGCTGGCGGATGATCCCCGACGGAAGCACCGAAGGCCCATTCTAAGGAGAAATTCGTGTCCCTGACTGCCTACCTTGCCCGACCGATCGACCTGTCGTCCCTGACCGGCGCGCAGTCCAATCACCTGGCGTTCGTCGAGGACTACCTCCTCGAACGCGGCGTGGTCGTCTTCAAGCCCGCCGGAGCGTTCGCAGTGCCGCCCGAGACGCCCCCGCACGGCGCAATCCAGGACATCAACCGCTACGCCCTGGAACGATCCGACCTGCTCGTCGCGCTGTACCCCGAGGCCGTCGGGGTAGGCACCGCGATGGAGCTGGAGTACGCCCGTGCGGCCAAAAAGCCCATCCTCGTCGTAACCGACGTGGCCCACAAGTCGTGGTCGCTGGCGGGGGTCCCGAAGGCCGTGAAGACCCAGTTCCCGACGGGGTCCGAGGTCGAAGCCGTCGTCGCCTGGGCCCACCTGGCGCAGACCGAGCGGGAGAAGGATGGGGCGGCTGCTCGCCCGGTGCTCAAGTTCCAGCTCGACGACGATGCCAAGATGCCGACGCGTGGCTACGCCGGAGACGCCGGGTACGACCTGTACGTCCAAGAGGACATCGTGATTGGCCCGGACGCGTTCGCCGACGTGCCCATGGGCTGCGCGGTCGAGCTGCCGCCCGGCGTCTGGGGGTTCATCACCGGTCGCTCGTCGACCCTGCGCAAGCACAACCTGCTGGTGACCACCGGAATCATCGACACGGGCTACCGAGGGCCGCTGTTCGCCGGGGTCAAGAATCTCGACTTCAACCGCCCGTTCACGGCGGAGAAGGGAACCCGGCTCGCCCAGCTCATCCCGCTCCCGAACCTCGCGGACGGTATGCTGGCGGTAGAAGCGCAAACCCTCGACCCGTCCGAGCGGGGAACCGCCGGATTCGGGTCGTCTGGCCACTAGGAGGGGCGATGCCTGCTGGCAAGCCAATCAAACGGACGGCGGAGGAGCGCGCGAAGCTTCCGCCGTCCAAGCGGGGCGCGCACAACACCAAGCCGCCCGTGCCGCTCAAGCGCGAGCTGTGCGGCGCGACCAAGCCAAATAAGGAGAAGTGCGGCCTGCCCGCCGGGTACGGCACCGACCACCCCGGCAAGGGCCCCTGCAAGCACCATTTCGGGAACACGGCCGGAGTGGTCCGGGGCGTAGCGATCGACGATGGCAAGGACGTTATCGCTACGCTGCGCGGAATGGGTGTCGAGATGGACATCGACCCTATCGACGCGCTCGTGTGGGAGGTGCGCAACTCGGCTGGACACGTCGCCTGGCGGCGCTCGATTATCGCCACCTGGGAGACCCGGGACAAGAAGGGTGACTTCATCCCGCTTACGGCGGAGCAGGAAAACTTCTACGCTGCGTACCTGGAAGAGCGCAAGCAGCTCGTCTACGCCGCCCGGATGGCCGAAGCGGCTGGCGTGCAGCAGCGGGCAATCACGATCTCGGAGAAGCAGAGCGTCATGCTCGCGGACGCGGTCGAGGCCATCCTTATTGGGCTCGGGCTGTCCGAGCGGCAAAAGGAGCTGGTGCCGGAGATTGTGCCGCCCACCCTGCGCGCGATCGCCATGCGCGTGCCGCTGCTGGAGGAGCTCGTGAGCACGGATCCGGACATCAACGAAGCGTGGATCGAGAGGAACCGATGACCAACACCTGGAACTACTTGATCGCGGCCGGACAGGAGATCGCGACATCCGCCCGTCCGGCCGAGTGGCGGGCCCGCGTCGACGCCCTGCTGGTCTGGCACCTGAACAAGACGGCTGCCGACGCGGCTATCGAGTACTCCCGCCTGATCAACGAGAATGTCGCGCCGGAGATCGCCGCCATGTCCGTCGAGATGGGGGCCGAGTACCTGATGGCGATGGAAGCGGCGGCCGACGTGCTGGGCGTCGGTTACTCCAAGTGGTCGGTGGACGCAAATTTCAAGAAGGCGTTCCCGAACGCCAAGAGTGACGGATAGTAATCAAGATGATGAGTTTATAGCAAGACATGTACCCAGGGTGGGCTTGCTATAAACTCATCAGGCGCTACTACGGGCGGTGACGACTCTACGGGTGTCGTCACCGCCCACCTATATACGGGGAGTAGTCGGGATTGCGGGGTATCTTACCATCGTGGTAAGGTGGTAACCCTACCCCGGAGGTGTGCACGATGTCGGTTCCCAGACCATCCGCAGTAGTGCGGGTGTTCTACATCGCCAAGTACACGTTCAAGCTGACGGAAAACCACGACGGCACCTTCGCCGTCGTCAAGGTCCCCATCGTCAACCCGGTTCGGCGATCCATGGAGATGCCCCAGCCGGACGCCCTGATCTTCAGTCGCAAGATCGCCGCCATGGGTGGGCAGTCGAAGGTAATGCGCTGGAAGACGAACCAGGGCATGTACGGCGAATGGGTCTTGGTAGAGGATTCGAACAAACCCGACAAGGAGAAGCGCAATGGCTAGACACCGCAAACCTCGTACCCGCAAGTACCGCTTGCTGGGCTACTTGGTCGGCCCGCTCCTGATGGCCGCCTTGACCGCCTGCGGCTTCGCGGGACCCGACGCGCCCCCGGAGGCTGCAGCATGGACGGCCCCTTCGTCGGTCCCGGTCGCTTTGCCCTCCCCGAGCAGCCCGCCCCCGTCCATCGTGCCTGCAGCCCCTTCATCGACCCGACCGACGCCCCCGACCACTTCTACAGCAGCCCGCACGACCCCTTCGACCACCAAGGCGGCCCCGAAGACCGTGCCGAGTAAGAAGCCCGCCGTCGCCCCGGCCGCCAAGCCGAAGCCCGCCGCGAAGCCGTCCACCTCCGGGTGCGACTGGCGGACCGAGTTCGCCCGGAACGCGGCCTCGATGCCCGGCAAATGGAACGCCGTTGCGATGACCGAGACCGGGTCCAGCGCCGAAACCCAGGTCAGTACCGGAGAGGTCTGGGTACGCACCGACGTGGCGTGCGTCTACCTGCACGACCTTATGCTGCACGAGTCGATGCACGTCCGCCAGGGACGCATCTACGGGACCGCTGCGGCGGCCTCTCGTGCGCTCGGGGCGTACGGCGGTATCGAGGTCAACGCGGACTGCGCCGCCCGTGCGGCTGGCGCACGCAACGGCTCGGGCTACACCGACGGCCCATGCGCGGGCAAGTACGCCGAGGCTGGTCGCGCCACGCTCGCCGGGCGGTCGGTCTGATGGCGTTCAAGAAGACAGCGGCGCAGGTCGCCCGTCAGAAGCTCATGGGACCCGCTGCCAACGACGAGTTCGACCTGCTCGACCAGGAACGCGGCGTGTGCCCGGACCACACCGCGCCTGGCGAGAGCACGACAATGTGGTGCGCCTACCAGCCCAAGACGCTGTGGGGCCACACCGCGAAGGGGCGGCTGCTGTATCTGCCCCGGACCGAGATGGTCGTGGTCCCGTTCGAGATGACCGACTCGGGCTGGAACGTGGTAGTGGTCCGGGGGAACAAAACCTACCCGCGCGGTGGCTACCACCTCTGCCTCGGAATGGCCGAGATCGAGTGCGCTATCGTTTTGGACCGGGAAGGTCTGGGCCCCGGCAATGACCGACCCGAATGAGCCCGAAGGTTATGATGCCTACATCGACTACGTCTGTGGTCGTACCGTCGAGGACGCGCCCGAGGAGAAGCCCGTGAACGACGCTGACACGCCGATCTTCAACGCGCTGTTGGAGGAACACCCGAACTTGGTCGCCCTGCTGGAGCCGGAATGCCCGCGTGTGCGCCGTCGTCGGCTGGCGCACCGCCCGCGCCGCCGGATGCCCACCCCATACCCCCGGGGCGAGTGATGGGGACACGGCTGGCGGGCCGGACAGTCGAGGAGAAGCTGCGGTTCAACGTCGAATACGTCGGCAGCACCTGCTGCTTGCTCTGGACGGGCACGAAGACGGGCAACGGGTACGGCTCGATCCACTTGAATGGCTCGTCCGTCCCCGTGCACCGGGTGGCCTACGAGCTGTGGGTGGGGCCGCTGCACGCCGACGACACGGTCGACCATAAGCCCCGGTGCCGCCGCGCCCTGTGTATCAACCCCGCCCACCTCGAAGCGGTGTCGGGGCCGGAGAACACCCGGCGGATGAACGCGGCGCTGCGCGAGATCAAGCAGGCGGCCGACCTGGGCATCCGAGTGGCGTGCGGCAGGCCCCGTCCCGGCAGCGGCACCACAATCTACTGTGAAATGGAACAGACCTGGCACCGGACTCACCGCGTGCCGGGCTCGCACCTTCACCACGGCCGGGGCAAGGGCGGCCGTTGGTACACCTGGGAGGACCGATGAGCCGCCAGCCGTTTTGGGACGCGATGAACTGCGGGGAATGCGGGGCCGACGCCTGCACCCACAGCCGCTCTGCGCACACGTATCTGGTGGAGAGCCAGGAGGTCGCCGACGCGATCGAGGCCGCTACCGGGGTCCATCCGGTCGTCAATCCGCTCGTCCCGCAGGGCACGGCGTATGTCTTCCCCGCAGGCGTCGACGGACTGCCCGAATCACCCGCTGCGGGTTGGGTTGACCGGGGATACACCGACGACGGCTTCATGCGGTCGATGGAGGAGCGGAGGGCCGGGCACTGGCGGAACTATGTTCGGCTGATGAATGAGCAGATCGAGGGGACGCTCATCCCTCCAGTCGGCTCGGTCCCTCCGCCCAACTCCGAGCTCGGACGGCTAATCGCGTCGGGGGCACACGGCGAGGTTCTGTTCGATGGCCCCGCTCGGCTGATCGTTACGCCCGACGACACTACCCCGCTCGGGGTGCCAATGGCGGACCACGAAAGGGCGAATACACACGCCCAGCTTCGGCAGCGATTTGAGCAGATGGCCGCACGCAGGGGGCTGACCACCGAGGTGATGCCCGGAGGGCTGGTGCACCGCGATCCGCACGACTTCTCGAACATCGACGAGGCGCTGCGCTGCTGGAACTGGGCGAACTGTGGCGGCGAAGACCAGGGTCTCGGGTGGTGCTCCGAGTCGTGCCACACGGCCTTCCTGGAGTCGAAGTGGGGCCCCGCGCATCTGCGGCCGACCGACCGCTCCGAGGTCGCTCCCGATCTGCCGGAGCTGGAGGGCGACCCGCACGGGCTCAACGGCCGCGCCCACTGGTCATCGTCGCGGGGTGGTCAGGGCCTCACCGTACCGCCCGCCGAGCCGTCCACCGTGGTGGGGATTGGGTTCGACCGAAGCGAGTGGGAGGAGATCGGGGCGACCACCGATCCGGCCGACGACTTCGGCTGGGTGCAATACGGGAACGCCGAGGCTGTGGCCCAGGCTCTGCCACACACCCGGTACGCCCCGGTCTCGGCGGCGATCACCGCGATCGAGCTGGCCGCCCGCCGCTGGTTCGACCCGTCCAACGCCCTGGATTTCCTCTGGGCTTGTAACTTCCAGCGCGAGGAGTGGCGAGTCACGATCGGTTGGGAGACCCGGCGGGCAGATGAGCAGGGAGCTGTCTACCATATGCGAAACGTGCACCAGCAGATGCTGCGCGCCGAGATGTTGGCCACGGTCGCCCCCGAATTCATCGCGGGTCGGCTCGTGTCCTACCTGGTCTAGACGCGATACTTACCACCGTGGTAAAATGGCGGGGTACACCTTCCCTGCCGGATGGAGTGATTCTAGTGGTTTCTGGACAGCAGCCGGGCGAGTCGGACCGCGACTACTTCCGCCGTCTCACGGCTGAGGCGAACAACCAAAAGCGTGCCAGCAAGGACGCGGAGACGCAGCGCTCGCTCGACGCCCAGGCGCGGGAACAGCGAGTCCGCGAGGCCCTGCAGTCGCAGGACGAGGAGTGGGTGGACGAGCTGTCGTCCCTGCTCGGGGACGACTTCGCCCAGGCCAAGATCGACATCGAGCGGTACAAGATCCACACGCCGGGCCTGGACGCGGCGCTCTCGGACATCAACGCGGCGCAGTCGAAGTGGACGGCCGCCGGACGCGCGAAGGCGGGCAAAAAGGCCGTGCGCAAGCACAAGAACACGCTCAAGAAGACCAAGAAGGAGATCCAGAAGAACAAGGGCTGCGTGGTCTGGGCCGTCGTGATCGTCGGTGCGCTCGCGGGGGCCGTCTACGGCTCGTACGAGGGCGTTACCGCCATCGTGGGGGCCCTGGGCCAGTGAGTCACCGCCTGCCCCAGGGACATCGCCCGCCCACCACTCCGGTGAGCGTAGCGATGGCCGTGGTAGCTTTCATCGTCTCCTGTGCGGTCGAGATCGCGGGCCGTGTCTGGTTCGACTTCGAGGCGCTCGGGCTGGTCGCCTGGCCGCTGCTCTACTTCGCCCTCACCACCTACTGCACCAACCGCCCGAGAGGATAGCCTCATGGCCCGCCGTCGCTCAACCTGGTCACGCTGGAAGCGGGTTCGCCCGGTCCCCGTGCTCGTCTGGGTGACGGCGGGCTTGTTCTGGCTCATCTGGGGCATCACCCAGCTCGTCCACCGTTTCTAGCTCAGGAGTCCTCGTGAACGACAGAATCAACGGCATGGCTGCCCGCGCCCACTCGCTGCAGTTCAGCGACACGGATATCGAGGCTGGTGCGAAGGCGATCATTCGCGCCGAGGTCGACCGGGGCCGCGTCACGCCCATCAACAACCCGAACTTCGAGCAGCTTTGGGTCAACTGCGCCAAGGAGCTGCGGGCCCAGGCCATCGACACCGCCCGCGCCGTCCTGCGGGCCGCCGAGGCCGTCTCCGCGCGCTCCGTGATCGTCCCCGCTGCCCCCGGTCTGGAGGGCGAGCTTGCGGCCCCCGGCGACTACGTGGAGGGCATCGGCGATGGCGGCCGGACCTGGCGCGGCGAGGTCATCCACTCGGCCACCTACACGACCACCATCCGCCGCGAGGGCACGAACTTCGAACAGACCGTGTGGACCCGCACCCTGCACAACGTCGAGCGCCCCGGGGTCGTCCGAACGTGATCCTGACCATCGCCAAAGTCATTGGCGGCCTCGCCGTCGTGTTCGTCATCCTGGGCATCCTCGCTGGCTGCCTGGTCGTGCTCTTCGAGAGGCTCGAACGTGAGATTAAGCACCACAAGGGCCATCGCCCTGAACGCGGCCGTCCAGTTAGTAAGCACCGATCGCGTGGGCCAGGACGGCGAGCTGTACGTGACGCGAACCCTGCAGATGGCCGAAGCGTTCGAGCAGTGGCTGAACCGCCCGAGTACGACCGCTACTGAGGCCCCGCCCGTGCGCAAACCTGCCGCCTGGTTCCATCAGGCACCCGGTGCGGTCGAGGCCAGCAGTCCCCTCCCGAACATCGACCCGCCCCGCTAAAAGGAGAACCGACCATGGGATTCCCTGCCGTTACCCCGAAGTTGCTCAACTACCTGTTCACCGTGCCGCCGGACTCGGTCGTCACCATCGACCAGATCTACGCCGCGACGGGCATCCCGCCCCGCTCCATCGTCTCCGGCGTCGAGCACTCCATCCGTACGCGCCGGATCGACGGCGACGTGATCCACCCCGGCCGCGAGTGGCGTTGGATGGGTCTGGGCGAGAACGCCAAGGGCGTCGACCGCGAACGTCAGGCGCTGGTCGGCCTGAAGTTCCTCGCGCCGCCGACTGCTCACGACGCCGAGGTCGCCCAGCGCATCGACTTCGTGGCCAAGCAGCTCGCCGCCCCCACTTCGCCCCCGCGCGTCGCTGGTAAGAACGGCCGCGTCTTCGAGCAGCTCCGAGTCCTGAAGGACGGCTCCCTGCTGATCGAGGACGAGAACGGCGAGCTGTACCGCGCAACGGAGATCCTGTGAGCTGGCCTGAAGCGGTCGTCTTTGTCGCGATCCTGGCGACCTTCGCGCTCGTGATGCGCTGGTGCCTGAAGTGAAGCCCCTGTGCAAGCACGGCGTCCGCCGGGGCACCTGCCGCGACGCGGACTGTCGTCCCTCCCACCCGGCCGCCCGATCTGCTAGCGTGGCCGTGGACTCGCCGGATCGCGGACCGACTATCGCCGCCGCGTTCGACTCCGAGTGCGGTGAATGCTTCGGCCCGGTGAGTCAGGGAGACGAGATCTGCCCCGTGGACGGGGTCTGGATGCACGACGAATGCGCTGACGCGCTCGAATAAGGAGAACCAGTGATCACCATCATCCGCCCGAAGCACTCGCACCTGTTCGAACTGCGCCACAACGGGGCCCTCATCATCGCCTCCGGGCACAAGGAGATCCTCGGGGCCCGCCTGCTCGACCTGATGGTGAAGGAGGGCTCGGAAACCGTCGCGTACAACGACGAGCGCAGCATGACCGCTCGCGCGGCCGACACCAAGACCGAGTAGCTTGTAGAGGGTCTACAACGCGACGCCCCTGGGATCCGCTCCTGGGGGCGTCGACTTGTTCAAGGCAAACAATGAATAAGCGCCTGCTTACCTTACCTGCGTGGTAAGAGAGCACCTCCCCCTAAACCACGGTGGTAAACTCCGTCGTATGCCGGAGACGAGCTTGCAGAAAGCGCCCGACCCATTCGAGCTGGCGGCTCGGCGATTCGAGCGACGTGGGTCCGCGCAATACCTGTACAACCCGCTGGGATGGATCGACCGGTTCGTTAAGTTCCCGGTCACGAGCGACGGCCCAGGTGCCTTGACGCCGTACCAGCGCGAGTCTATCAACGACCTGGTGATAGCTCGGCGCGTGGCAGTCCGGGGCCCGCACGGGCTAGGCAAGACGACCTCGAACGCACTGGTGATCCTGTGGTTCGCGCTATCGCGGGAGGACGCGCGGATCGACTGGAAGATCATCACGACGGCCGGGGTCTGGCGGCAGCTGGAAGTGTACCTCTGGCCCGAGATCCACAAGTGGGCCGGACTGCTGGACTGGGAGGCGCTGGGCCGCGCGCCGTTTGACCCGATCCACGAGCTGCAGACCCTGAATCTCAAGCTTCACCACGGCGCGGCCACCGCCGTCGCGTCCAGTAAGAAGGAACTGATCGAGGGTGCGCACGCCGACTCGATCCTGTACGTGTTCGACGAGGGCAAGGCGATCGACGCCGACATCTTCGACGCGGCCGAGGGTGCGTTCTCCGGAGCTCGCGAACAGGGCTTGCCCGAGGCGTTCGGCCTGGCGCAGTCGACCCCCGGCGACACCTCCGGCCGCTTCTACGACATCCACCGACGGGCCCCCGGGCTAGATGACTGGAAGGTCCGGCACGTCACGCTGTCCGAGTGTATCGCGGCCGGACGGGTGTCCCCGACATGGGCTAACAACCGTGCTAAGCAGTGGGGTATCGACTCCGCCGTCTACGCCAACCGCGTACTCGGCGAGTTCCACTCCTCGGACGAGGACACGACGGTACCGCTCGCGTGGGTCGAGGCCGCAATCGAGCGCTGGCACATGTGGGAGGAGCAGGGCAAACCCGTGCTGGACGGCCGCCGGGTGGTCGGGGTCGACGTGGCGCGCGGGGGTGGCGACCTCACGGTCATCGCGGACCGCATCGGGCCGATCGTCTACCCGCTCACGCGCATGGATGTGGCGGACACGATGAAAGTCGCGAAGGCAACCGCGCGTCGCATGCCGAACCGCACCGACCTGGCCGTGATCGATGTGATCGGCATCGGCGCAGGCGTGGTCGACTACCTGCGGATGAAGAAGGTGCACAACATCCACGCGTTCAATGCGGCCCGCAAAACCAGCATGCGGGACAGGTCCGGGGAGTTCGGCTTCGTGAACCAGCGCGCGGCCATGTGGTGGACGATGCGCGAGATGCTGGATCCCACATTCGGGCCGACCCTCGCGCTGCCGGACGATGATGACCTGATCGGCGAACTGACCTCGCCGCGCTGGTGGGTCACCCCGAGTGGCAAAATCCAGGTCGAATCGAAGGACGAGGTTCGGAAGCGGATCGGTCGCTCGACTGACTCGGCGGACCCGGTTTGCCAATCGCTCCTGACCGACACCGAATTCAACCAGGTAGAATCGACCGAACCAGACGCCTACGCGTACGCGGATTCGCCTTCCGCTAGCCAGGGCTCGAACACCGACGCCTATTCGTGGGAGTGACCGTGACCAGCACCGAGGAAATCCCGATCAACGGCCGTCCCCTCACCGACGACGAGCGGATGGACAAGGAGAAGGGCACCGCGTTCGACTGGGTAGCCTGGCCCGCAAACGTCAGCCTCGACGGGGACGTCGCGACCGAATACCCGGACCGCGAATGGGCCGCCATGATCGAGGACATGCTCAAGCAGGACGGACAGGCGAGCGCCGTGCTGACGGCCCTGACCATGCCCCTGCGGATGGCGAACACGACCATCGAGAAGCCGGATGGCGTCGGTGCCGAGAAGATCACCGACTGGATCACGCAGGCACTGACCGCGCGGGAGTGGGAAGGCGGAATGGAAACGCCGCTCGCGACCGTGATCGGGCAGATGACGCGGGCCCGAGCCATGAAGCGCAGCTACCACGAGAAGGTGTTCACGCGGGACTCCGAGGGCAAGACGATCTACAAGAAGCTCGCGTGGCGGCCCCCGGTCAGCTGCCACCTGATGCGCAAGAAGAGCAACGGCGACATTATCGGGTTCAAGCAGTGGCAGGACCCGTTCGGCACCGACGAGCAGGACCTCGACAAAGAGGGCTACGTCGTGATCGAGAAGCCGTACGCGCTGGTCTACGTGCACGGGCAGCACATCGACCCGATGTACGGGCACTCCGACATGGACGTGAGCGCCTGGGCCTTCGAGATGAAGTCGCGGGTGGTCAAACTGTGGATCCGGTACTGCGACCGGATGAGCATGCCGAAGACCGTGGTGTACGGCAAGGACCCGACCACTGCGGCGAACAACGCGCGGTCGATCAGTCGGCTCGGTGGCGCGGGAGTCGCGGCCGTCACCCGGACCAGCCCCGACGAGAAGATGTTCGACGTGCTGGACAACTCGGGGGGTGGCGCGGCGCAGGCAGCGTTCGCCGACCTGGTCAAGTACCTGGATGGCATGATGAGCCGCTCGGTGATGGCGAGCTGGATCGACCTCCCGTCGTCGGCCGGATCCGGCGCGGGCAGCTACGCACTGTCGGCCGACCAGTCCGGCATCTTCATGCAGGGCACGTTCGCCGTCGCGCAGGAGATCGGGGACCTGGTCACGGCTCGGGTGATCGCGCCACTGGTGCGGCGGAACTTCGGCCCGAAGGCACCGGTCCCGCGCTTCGTGTTCGAGAAGATCGACTCGGACCAGACCGACCGGATGCTTGCGCTGATCACCGCCGTGATGACGGGGCCATCGGGTCAGGGTATGCCGCAGGGAATCTTCCACATGCTGGTGGAGAAGCTCGGGCAGTTCCTGAACCTGGACGACCAGCGGGTGCGCAAGATCCTGGCCGAGGAGCCCCCGCCAGCACCCCCAGTCGACCCCAACGCACCCGTCCCCGTGGACGCAGGAGCGCCGGTAGACGGGGCCGGGGCACCGGACGCCGGACCCGCGCCCGCACCCGCTGCGGTAGGCTCGGACGGGCAGCGGCTGGCGGATCTGCTCAAGGCCGCGAACATCCAGTTGACACGAGAGGGCAAGTAATGGCAACGGTTTGGGAGAACAGGCACCCCGGGACCCAGCACTTCGAGGAGGTCTTCCAGTTCGACCACCTCGCGACGGGCCGACTGCGCGACATCAGTTCGAAGTGCGCGGAGCTGGCCGAGTTCATGGTGTCGGAACTGCCGGACGGGCAGGAGCTCACGGCCGGGCTGCGCTCGCTGTGGGAGGCTAAGAACTGCTTCGTGCTGCAGGCAGCGAGGTTCGACAAATAATGCCTGTCACCTGGCCGTACTACGACGAACGCAACCTGTTCGAGGACAACACGCTCGTGGTCGTGCCGAATAGGCGCGAAAAGAGGGCCCGGATGAAGGCCCAGTTCCGCACCGCGAAGAACGGCCGGGGCAAGCAGTCCCGAAGGGGGAAGCGAAAGTGAAATACCTCGTGGCTTGCATGACGTGCATCCAGGTCGACGACGCGGTGATCGCGGTCGAGCCGGAGCAGGACGGCGAAGGCGCGTACGTCGGCACCCGGCAGAACACGGCATGGGTGCCGGACTTCAGCACCCGGCAGGCATGGGTGACCGCGCACAACGCGCGGGTGGAATCGGCCTCGCACGACGTCGAAATCATGGGGACCGAGTACTGATGAGCGATACCGAGAAGGACCTTCCAAATGAGGTGAGCGACGGCGAACCGGGGCTATTCGACCGGTTCGCCGACCGAGTGTCGCGGGTCACCGCCAAGGCGTGGTTCTTCACGGCGTGCGTGGCGCTGGTGATCGTGTGGGCCCCGTCGTTCCTGGTGGTGCCCGACATCGACACCTGGCAGCTACTGATCAACACCCCGACAACGGTAGTGACGTTCCTGCTGGTAGGGCTGATGCAGAATTCAGCTGCACGCACCAACGCTGCTACGCAACAGAAACTGAACGCCATCGCGCGATCCCTGCTCGACCCGATGGACACGCGAGACCTAGAAGAGGTCGTCGGCCTGGAAGACCGAGAGGGCAGCTAAGATGACCGCACCCACTGCGCCAGCCGAGACACCGCCGACAATCCCCGAACAGAAGTACATCGAGCAGATAGCAGTGCTGCTTGCGGGAGCGGCGACGGTTGGCGCAGTGGTGGCGGCGCTCGGCGCGATCCCCGGCATCGGGCTGCAGGCGGCCAAGCAGCTGTTGCACCCGGACCATGACGTGGTTGACCTGCTCGAACTGCGGCCCCCCGCGCTGGCCCCCTCAGTGGTCCGGGTGCAGCACCGCGCGAACAGCATGCGCCGTGCCGCCTACCTGGTCAACGCGGGCCGTCGGGTGGGCACGGCGGTACTGCGGGCCCGGCGAGACCCGGGAGCGATCGGGAAGGCCATCGAGGCTGAGCGTCGGCACCTCAAGTCGCACCTGGCCGCGACCAAGCTGCGGGTGGCGGCAGCCCAGCAGGTGCAGGCGGAGTACGACAAAGAATCGGCTCGGCGGCCTTCGGCGAACGCGAGCAAGCCGACGCTGCAGGCGATGGCGCAGTCGCGCAACATCGAGCTCGGCTGGTACGCGATCCTGGACAAGAAGACCAGCCCCGAGTGCCGCGCCGCGAACGGCAAAAACTTCGACCCGATCAACCCACCACCGATCGGCCTGCCTGGCACGGTGCACCCGAAGTGCCGTTGCACGGCCGGGCCAAAACACGCGACGAACAAACAGGTAGCAAGCATCCCGCTCGTGGTGGCGGCGACGAACGAAGGGTACGTCATGCGCGTCGTTAAACTGACCAAGCACGAGGTGGACTCACGGTCCCTGCCCGAGCTGGAGAACAAGCCCGGCAAGACGAATTGGGTGGAGAAGAGTGGCGGCCTGCCCAGCTACATCAAGCGGATCGCGAAGCACCTGCAGGCGAAGGGAATGGCCGAGGGCCACGCGATCGCGGCGGCGCACAACACGTGCGTGAGGTGGGCAGCGGGTGGCGACGGGGTGACGGCCGAGACGCAAGCGAAAGCGGCGGCAGCCCTGGCCGAGTGGAACGCCAAGGCCGCCGCCAGCCACTAAAGGTCGTGCCGGGCCTTGTTGACGACGGCCACCACATCGGCGAAGAACGTGTCGACCGAGACCGTGTCGGCCCGGATGCATGCGCCGCAGAATGCGGACTTCATGATCTCGGGCAGACGCAGGGCCATGCGGTCGACGCCGAACTTGCCACAACGCGACATCGTTCCGGACGGCCGCAGGACGTGCAGCTTCCAGGAGACCGAACCATCCGGCTTCGTGACGCCGAAGACGGCGGTAGCCTCGGTGACAGCCAGCGCCACGCGGTCCGGGGTCACGGCTTGACCAGCTTAGCTTCACGCTCGGCGAACACGGTGCGGGCCCGCTCCACTGCGGTGCCCCACGTGCTGCTCATATCCTGCGCGGACTGCGCTGCCTCGCAGGCCCAGACCAAATTCTGCAGGGGCGGGTCAACCAGTTCGTGGGTGGCGGTGTTCTCCTGCCCGGTGATCAGCTTCAGCAGGTTGAACACGACCGACTTGCCCTCGCAGATGTCGGCCGGGCTGTAGCCCAGGAACGCGAATGCGGAGCCGAACAGGCAGCGCGGGCATTCGGTTTCGGCCTCGGGGTCGAAATACACGCAGGTCTCGTTGCGGCCGACCAAGTCGCGGTACGGCTGGTTGTCGACCATGTCGAAGCTGAAGCGGTGTTCCAGCGGGTAGACGTAGTCAGCCCCCTGGGTCTCGACCGCGCGGTCTAGCGCGGCGAACATGGACTCGGGGGTGATCTTGGCGCGGAAACGGTGCGGGGTCGGCGAGTGCAGGGAGTCGACGTGGTGGTACGAGCTCTGGGGCTCGTTGCAGGTGCGACAAAGGATCGGCATCGGGACCTCCGGGGTAGGAGCGGGTGGAAAGACCAGTTTACCACGGTGGTAAAGTCACCACAACATGATACAATCCGCACGGATTTACCGACCGTGCCGGATCGCACGCGACCTCTCTACCGAGGAGCCCTCATGGCTGCAGCTGTCATCCCCGTGACGAACATCGACCGCAGCGGCGGGGCTCCCCCGGCCGAGGTCGCGATGGATGTGGCAAACGGGAACGTCCTGCCGAACAACAACGGCCAGATGTGGGTCGAGGTGACGAACTCGACTGGTTCCACCAAGACGCTCACGGTTCAGCAGCCGAACAAGCAGGATGGCGTGAGCTCGCCGGGCAAGGTCTACTCGCTGGCCACCACGGTCAAGCGCCGGATCGGCCCGTTCCCCGTCGGCACCTACGGCACGGACGTCCTGTTCAACGCCGAAGCCGCTTCCACGATGACGATCATGGGCTACCAGGTCGGTGCTTGATGGCGGCCCCGACCAGCGCGGATTCGGCTGCCGCGAGTAACGGCACCAAGAAGAAGCGGTACGTCCGCACGCAGCAGGGCTCGGCGCGGTACCGTGTGCCAGTCGGGGCCGAGATCGGCAGCGCGCGGAACAAGGACGCGGAGGGCATCCAGAAGGATAAGGGTGCGCGGGACAACTACTCGGCCCTGGTTGGTGGCGACCCGAAGGCGCGACAGGAGGCGCTGTCGAAGATGAGCACGGCCGACCTGGACAAGCTCGCCGATATCGCGTTCTCGTTCAAGTCCAGCAACCCGCAGGTAGTGGCGCTGCGGATCGCGGCGCGCAACGAACAGAGCAAGCGCGGCAACAAAATCAAGCCGGGCCAGACCACCTCGTCCGGCGGCTCGGGCTACGCGGCCAAGCAGGCGAGCATCAACTACAGCAGCACGGCCCCGAAGGCGTTCACGAACAACGGCCCGTCGGAGCGGCTGGTCGAGTTGGTCCGGGCCCGCCGGAAGGCGGCCGTCAACCCGGACTTATCCCACTTGCGCGCGATCGTGCAGAACATCGACAAGGCCGCGCCGGAGACCAAGCAGGCAATCGCGGAGCACGCCGTTGCCTTGGCCCAGACCCTCGGGGCTGAGCACGTGCTGTCGGACCGGGTGATCGAGCTGACGGGGAAGTGGAAGCACGGGTTCATCCCGGTAGACGCCGAGGCCGTGCGCGTGAAGATGAAGGGTGGAAAAGGCAAGCAGTGGTGGTCGGCGGGTGGTGGTCGCCCAAAAGGCAGCCCTAAGGGTTCGGGTGGGGGTGGCAAGCAGCGTACCACCGTGGTAAACTCGGGGTCCCCCGCAAAAGGAGCTCCCGTGACACACCCGAAGGTCAGCGACGCGCAGACCACCCAGCACTACGCCGACATGCGCGCGGACAGCAAGTACGGACGGATGTCGCTCAAGCAGAAAGACGACTACGTCACCGCGCGGGGCAACGGCAAGTCGCACAGCGAGGCGATGAGCGGGGTGTTTAGCAATGAAAAGGGGCATTTCGTCGCTCCTGCTACCAAGCGGGCCCCGCGTCCGCCTACCACGCTCAAGGAGAAGGACGCAGCTTGGGCGAAGAAGTACCCCGCGTCGGCTGGCAAGAAGCTGGTCGACCCGAACAAGCTGCCGAAGCGCGAGGGGTTCAACCTGATCACGGGCAAGGTCGAGGCCGGTCCGGCGATCTCGATCACGAAGGCCAAGTCGCCGTACAAAGCGAAGGTCAACGCGAAGCGTACGCCGGACCGCAAGTCGGCTGATGACCGCCTGAACAGCTTCCAGCGCACCCCGACCGGGATGAATGAGAAGCCCAAGCCGGGTGCCGGACAGACGCCGACGGGCTCGCACGAGTCGCCGAATGTGCTGGCCGCGAACTACGTCAAGATGCACGGTGACGCCGGGGCCAAGCGCAAGATCGCGCAGCTGGAGTTGCTCCAGAAGAAGGGCCGTCTGACCGGGAATGGCCCGGACCTGCTCACCGCGCTGAAGGCGGCTGTCAGGTGAGCAGGCTCGACATCCAGCAGGGAGCAGACTTCGCCGTCGCGTGGGACATCTTCGCGCCGGACGGGGTCACGCCCCTAAATATCAGCGGGTGGTCGGCTCGGGCCCAGGCGCGGGCAACGACCGAGTCGACCACCGCGCTGTACAACTGGAGCAACGTGCTGGGGAACCTGGTGCCCGAGGCCGGGTCCCTGACCCTGAGTGTGACTGCGGCCCAAAGTAGCGCCTGGGCCTGGCAGCGCGCAGTGTTCGACGTAGAGTTGATTGACCTGTTGGGGAAGGTAGCGTCGGTCGACCGGGGGTTCATCATTGTCATTCCCGAGGTAACGAGGAGCTAGCCATGGCGGCAATCACCGACCCGTTCGTCTTCAACATCGCCAAAGGGTGGATCGGCTACTACGCCAGCCTGCCCGCCGCGAACGACGCGCTGATGGTAGCGCTGCTCAAGTCGTCAGGTCTCGAGACGTTCGAGACGCTGGCGGACTACGACAGCCTCTCGCTCCTGCTCGCCGGAACCAGCGACGAGGCGACCTTCACGAACTACGCACGCAAGACGCTCGGGTCGATCACCTCGGTCGTGGACGACACGTCGCCGAACAACTGGCGCACGCTGGACGCGGCCGACTTCACCTACGCCACTGCGGGTGGCGCAGATAACACGGCAGTCGGCGCGCTGGTGATCTACTACAACCCGGACACCACGGCGGGGGCAAACGACGCATCCTGCATCCCGCTGTTCGGGTACGGCTACGCGTTCACGCCGGATGGCACCGACTTCACGGTCGTCCTCAACGCGGCGGGGTTCGGTAGGGCCCAGTAATGGCAGCGGTTGCGGATGCGGCAACCGACCGCGTCAGCCGCGCGAGTATGGGAACGTTGACCGGGCTCACCGTTTGTGTGTGGGCCCGGATCAACGCCGTGCACGCGGGCAACCTGTTCCACCCGATCATGCGGATTGCGGCGGCATCCGGCTCGGCGATGATCCTCGGATTTAAGGGGACCAACGGCCGGACGCCCTCGCTGTATTCCGGCTCCTCGACCACGGGCATCTCCGGCGCTGAGCAAGCGCTTAGTACCGACGTATTCATCGCATGCACGATGAACGCGGGCCCGGCGGCGATCTTCTATGGCAACACCCCCGGCGGGCCGCTCACCAAGGTTACGGGAACTGTCAACACCACCGGTACGCCGGACACGATCACACTATTCAGCCGCGCCCCCGCCGACGGAACGGAGTGGCTGGAGGGCGTGCTATCGCACGTGCGGGTGTGGTCCGGCACGCTGCTCACGGATGCGGAGATCGCGGCCGAAAGTGGGTCCGGCACGGCCGTCAAAGCGGGGGCGTGGTCCGCCTGGGAGATGGTCGGGGCCTCGCTGCTGGACTCGTCGGCGAACGCGCGGCACCTGACCGCCGGAACCACGGCTCTCGCCAGCGCGGCGGACCCGATCGGCCGCAGTCTGGCGCTCGGGTTCGCGACCGAGACGGATGCGGCTCTCGCCCCCGGACGCACCCGCAGGCGGACGCTCTCGATCGCGGCGGAGACGGACACCGCACTGGCCGCCGGACGGGTGCGGCTGCGCGCCCTGGGCCTGGCGACCGAGATCGACGGCGCGCTGGCACCGGGACACCGCAAGGCGCGAACCCTGGGCATCGCGGCCGAGACCGATACAGCGCTCGCCCCGACTCGCACGCGGGCACGGACGCTCGGGCTGGCCAGCGAAACCGACATGGGGTTGACCCCGACCCACAGGCGGTCCCGCACGCTGGCGGTAGCGGTAGAAACGGCCGCCGCCCTGGCAAGTACGCGGGTCCGCTCGCGCGTGCTGGGGCTCGCGGCGGAAGCCAGCCAGGCGCTGGCACCGGGGAGGGTCCGGGCGAGGCTGCTCGGTTTGGCGACGGAGCTGTCGCAGGCGCTGGCCGCGACGCATCGACGCGCGCTCACGCTGGGGCGAGCGACCGAAACGGACCTGGCACTCTCGCCGGGCACTGGTCGGCAGCAGGCGCTGGGGCTCGCCGTGGAGACGTCGCTCGCCCTGCTCCCCGGCCACCGGAGGGCACGGGGGCTGCAGGTCGGGGTCGAGTGGGGCCAGGCGCTCGCGATGGTGCGGGAGGAAGGCCCGTGGCCGCCGGAGTCCCCCGGACCACGCCCCGTTCCGCCGCTGGCCGTTGGCGCACCCGGTACGCGGGTGGTCGTCGCCAGCGGGCCACGCGAGACGTTGGCGTTCGTTGTCGGCACGCCGCGCGTGCTTCACTAAGGTTTCGGCCCGAGCCTCTTCCCCGACTGGCTCGGGCCGAAACTTGTGCGAGGTTTACCAAGCTGGTAAAGTAGGCACTTCGAGCGGGGCCCACCCCGGCGGTAACGCAGCCGGGGCACCCCAGCCGAGTCGGTAACGCGGACTCGGGCCCGGCCCCGCTCGTCCTGCCGATCAACCAGAGGAGCCCCGATGCCGACCTTCTCCCACACCCGCCGTCCGTTCAGTGGTTGCAACGATGACGAGCTCGCCGTGGTCATCCGTTCGCTGTCCGGCATGGGAGACACCCCGAACGCGCTGGACGCGGCGATGCGGGAAAGCGAGCTGCGGATCGTCGCCAAGGCGCTGCCCGGCATCGACGAGCGCGAAGAGCGCATCCTGTTCGCACTGGCGCTGCGCAAGACCCGCGAGGTCCGGCAGGCGAGCGACAAGACGGGCTTCGAGGCCAAAAAGGCGTCCGCTATCGCGAAGATGGCCGAGGACGAGCTGCGCGAGACCTACGGGCTCGAGATCGACTGGACCGACTGCTCGGTCGAGCCCGTGCAGGAGCTGCAGGGATGAGCGAAGCGGATCTCACCCTCGTGTACGCGCTGGCAGCCCTGGGGCTGGTCATCTGGGCCTGTTTGGTAGCGCGACCCAAATAAAACTTGCGTCGTGTTTACCTTCATGGTAAAGTAGTCCTCACACCGCTTCCCCTGCCTGAAGGAGCCCCCGATGCCGAACACCACCCCGACCCGCAAGCCGCTCACCGACGCCACCTGGGCCGACCACGGCACGGTCCAGGGCAACTCGCAGATCGCGTGGCCCGCGCTGTCGGACCTGGAGCACCAGCTTGCCGAGGCGCGCGGCTGGGACATCGAGATTGCCCGTGCGCTCATGTACTCGGTCAACACCCTGATGCCGATCGTGCTCACCTGGGACACGCAGCTGAACGGCGCGTACGGCGAGCCGGGCCGGATCGAGCGCACCACGACCACCGTGATCGTTAACTACGTCACGAACCCACACAAGGACTCGCCTGCCATCCGCATCCGACACTGCGGCTTCGGCCACGAGGTACGCATGGAGCGCATCGTGTCCGCCAAGGTGCCCGAGACCACCGTCGAATACATCTGAGAGGAGGTGGCACCTGGACTGACCAACAACTAAATTGATCTCCCCCGATGGCCCGTCTGGTCGCTCAGACGGGCCATCGTCATGTGGCGTGGGCTAGGAGAGGGGAAGGGGTAATTCTTTTTGAAAGCGCTTCCTTGATTCATCGAGTCTTGATTGATCCCTCCGTCGTCACCGCGCGTAGACAGCGGCGGGTTGGTCCGGGCCTCGCAGAGGTGTCGCGCGGGGCTCGTCGTCACTCCTCGTTGCGCAAGCTGATGAGTTTATAGCAAGCCCACCCCCGGTACATGTCCTGCTATAAACTCATCAGGCTGCTACGCGGAGTAGTCGCGGGTCGAGTGTTACGGGGAGTAGCTGCGGGGCTGTAGCACACCTCGCGAGCTGCGCGCAAGTTCGGGAAAGGCGGGTTCCTGGTATGATGGCGCTCGGAACTTCGGTCCGGACCCCGAACGGAAGCGCACCCCATGACCACAGACAAGCAGATCCTCACGCCCTCCGCCGTCAGCGAGGCCATCGAGCTGAGCACCGGTGGACGCTGGCGTAAGCAGATTTTGCCGCTGCGTTCGATCGAGTACAAGGGCCGGACGCTCGACTTCAACCGCCAGTACCTGACCGGGCTGCGCGACTCGTTCAAGCGACGCGCGTTCGATCAGGTGCCCGTGCAGATCGCCGACTCGAAGAACAAGCACAACAACGACCCGCGCAACTTCGGCGGCGACCTGGTCGACGTGGAATTGGCGTCTGACGGGTTGTACGGAATCTTCGAGCCCAGCCCCGGCGGCCGGGCCATCCTGGAGACGAACCCCAAGATCGGTGTTTCCGCCCGGATCTTGGAGGGCTACACTCGCTCCGACGGCAAGCAGTTCCCCAAGGCGCTGCAGCACGTGCTGCTCACGGTCGACCCCCATATCGCGGGCATGAAGCCGTGGGAGAAGGTCGAGCTGTCCAGCGAACTCGAAGCGGCCGACACCCTGGATCTGTCGGACACGGAATACGAACAGGAGACCGGAATGGTTGTCAAGAAGGCCGCGCCCAAGGCGGAAGACAAGACCACGGACGGCGAGCCGATCACGCTGTCGGCCGAGGAGTACGCGACGTTCCAGGAGATGGCCAAGCAGCACGCGGCCGTCCTGGAGTTCACCGCGAATCTCGACCCGGCGGACGTCGAGGACGACCCGGACGACGAGGAAGACGCGGAGGACACCGAAGACGGCGAGGACAAGGCCCCGACCGTCGACCCGAACGTCACGCTCACCCTGGACGCGCAGTCGGCCCAGATCCTGGAGCTGACGAACCGCCTTCGCGAGAAGGACATCCAGCGCGAACTCGATGACCTCGCGGACACCGGGCTCGCCCCCTCGATCATCGAGGCTGCTCGGCCGCTGCTGTCGGTCGGCGAGGGCACGATCGAGCTGTCGAACGGCGAGGACCTCGACCTGGGGGAGGCGACGCGCTCGCTGCTCAAGACGATCACGGAGCTCGCCAACAACGGCGAGGCCCTGGTCAACTTCGACGCGGAGGTGGGGCTTTCGGCTGAGTCCGACCCGCAGCAGGCCGCACGAACCGCGATGCTGGACGCGTGGGAAGCCGTTTCCCCGACCGACTAAGTCCGGGCGACCGGTCAACCCGCTAGAAAGGAAAAGCCGTCATGGCAGCAGTCGTTCCTTACAACACCCTCGGCCCGGACACCTACGACGCGAACGTCCTCATTCCTGGGGCCGTGCTCGTCGAGCCGGACGCGACCACGGGCAAGGTGAAGGTCGCAACGGCCGCCACCGTGAAGTGCCTCGGCGTCGCGCTCTACTCGGCCGCGCCGCAGGGCTCGATCCAGGGCGCAACCGCGTACGGCGAGGTTGTGATCGACATGTCGACCCTGCAGACCGAACTCGCGGTCGGCTGGCAGGGTACGTACAAGCTCAAGGCTACTGGCGCGATTGCGTTCGGTGACCCGGTCATCTGCGCCGCAAACGGCACGGTGGCGAGTGCCGCCGCTCCCGCTGCGGGCACCCAGGTGGGTCGGTGCGTCGAACCGCTCGGTATCGCGGGTGGCGCAATCGGCCTGATCCGGCTCTCGCTCTAAGGGCGTCCGGGAAACTCGATAGGAAAGGGAAACTCGGATGGCAACCGTTCCGGTTACGTACAGCAACCAGGGCCCCCGGATCACCGTCAACGCGATGATCAAGGACCCCCTGCTCATCCGTCAGCGCATGCTGCGCATGTCGGACAAGCAGTTCATCATGGAGGCCCTGCTCCGCAACGCGGGGTCGGCCGAGAGCGGCGTGATCCAGTACGAGGAGAGCGCGCCGCAGTTCCTCGACGACGACATGGCCGTCGTCGCGGAAGGTGCCGAGATCCCCCTTGGCACCGGGTCCGAGGGTCTGTGGAAGGCAGCCGCGACGATCAAGATCGCTCGCGGTATCGTCATCACGCAGGAGGCTCGTGACCGGAACCGCTTCGACCTGGTTCAGAAGCGCATGAACCAGGTTCGCAACACCATGGTCCGCGCCTGGGAACGTCGGCTCTTCGCGATGCTCTCGACCCACCCGGACATCCCGACCGTCTCGACGGCCGGGGACGCGTGGACCGGTGCGGTGCCGCTGATCCGCAAGGACATCATCCTGGCAAAGAAGCAGGTCGGGCAGGCCGTCGCGCCGTCCACAGGCAACGCGGACGACTTCCTCGGATTCAACGCGGACACCCTGGTCGTGTCGGAGAACGTCGCCTACACGATGACCCTGGACCCCGCGTTCGTCGACATCTACAAGTCGAGCCCGATCATCACGAAGAGCCCGATCTACACCGGGCAGCTTGAAAACGAAGTCGAAGGTCTCACGATCATGACTTCGCGCTTCCTCCCGGACACGTTCGCGTACGTCATGGAACGGAAGACGATCGGCGGCTACGCGGACGAGCGTCCGCTGTTCATCTCCCCGACCAAGCGGGACGACGACCGCGAGATCTGGCGCTCGAACGTCGTGCGCCGGACCGGGATGTTCCTCGACGAGCCGCTGGCTTGCGCGAAGATCGCCATCACCGTCTAATCGGGTACGCTGGGGTCCCCCTCCCGAGGAAAGGTAGTGGAATGACCGAGAAGAAGGTAGCCTGGTCGCAGATCACACTTGCGACGGGCCGAGTGCACCAGGCGTCCAAGGAGCCGTATGTGGTCTCCTACAAAAAGGGCGACCTGGTCGACCGCGACGAGCACGATTCGGACGCGTGGCGTGAGAAGTTCGACCGGCTGGTCGAGGCGAAGGCGCTCGTGGACGTGGACGAGGCCGTGGACCGCTCGCAGTACCAGAGCGCGTTCGACGTCCCGCTCACGGGTGGTCCGGGCGAGAGCGAAGTCCGGTTGGTCGTGGACGAGGAGAACGACGATCTCGGAGACGACGACGAGGAGGACGGCGAAGAGCCGACCGACTCCGTCACGCCGGACTCGGTACCGGACGACCAGCCCACCGACGAGCCCGCTCGACCGAGCGTCAACGCGTCGGGTGCCGTGTGGCACCAGTACGCCGAGACCGTCGGTGTCGAGGTCGCGCCGGACGCCAAGCGCGCCGACGTGATTCAGGCTGTCGAAGCGGCGGGGAAGTAACGCACCATGAGCCAGTACGTGACTGAAGAAGAGGTTCGGCTAGTCCTCAGTCGCAACAAAGATGACGTCGCCGGAAACGCGGCAAGCCTGGACGACGCGAACATGCGAGACCAGATCGAGGAGGCCCAGACCCGGGTCGACTCGAAGCTGGCGACCGTATACAAGACGCCGTTCGAGCCTGTCCCGACCATGATCCGAAACATCACTCGGGACATCGCCGCGTATCTGGCCGACCTCACCTTCCGGGAATTTCGGGACTACGGTTCCGAGCTGAACCCGGTCTACCTGCGGTACAAAGACGCGATCAAGCAGCTGGACGAGATCGCGGCCGGAAAAATCGTGATTCCCGGCAATCCCCCGCCGGACGACGGCGCGCAGGCCGGATCCAACGAAGTGGTCGCCGTGTTCGGCGGCGAACTGGAGTTGGACTACGACCCGTACCGCAACCGCAAGGACTACGAGCGGCCCGTGTTCTTCGGCCGCTATGAGTAAGAACTTCGCCGACGAGGGCGTGCCGGAGATCCTCGACATGGTCGGGGATGGCAAGCTGTCCGGTACCCTCACGATCGACCAGGTCTACGCGAAGTACCAGCACGAGCGCCTGGACCTGCACCACCCGCGCGGCGGCAAGGCGCGGTACCTGGCGGACCCGTTCGTCGAGAACTACCGCCTATACCTGCAGCGAATCGCGGACCACGTGCTGGAGCCAGACGGGATGGTCGACGCGATGGCGGACGTGCTAGACAGCCTCTCGTCAGCATCCGCGCGCGAGACCCCCGTCGAGTTCTACAACCTGGCCCGCAGTCACGGGGTGGTGGTCCGGGATCGTGGAGCGATTGCCCGCCAGCGTCGGCCCGCTCAGGGGCGGCTGAGCAAGGACGAACTCCGTGAACAACGGAAGGGCAGGCGCAGCCGTGGCAATCGATGACACTCTGCTGGCGAAGTGGCTATCGGACACGGCAACCGAGGCCGGATTCCTGAAGAAGGTCCCGTTCGAGGTCGGCCCGGACATTTCCGAATACGCCAACGCCGACACGGCCGGATGCGTTACTCCCGTCGGCGGATTCGGCTTGGCGAATGAGGGAATCTTCGATCAGCCGCAGTTCCAGGTGCGTATCCGGGCCCGCGAGCACCAGCTGCAGGCGCTCAAACAGACGATGGACTACATCGACCGGAAGCTGATTCTGGAAGTGTCCCATATGGCGCTATGGGACACTTGGGTAGTGGTAGCTGGACGCAGTGGGTCCGGACCCGTCCCGCTGCAGGAAGACACCAGGGAGAGGCGCTCCTACGTGTGCACCTACTTCGCACAAGTCGAACTGTAGTAAGCTTCACCCGAGAGCGCGACCCGAGGAGCACGCAATGACCAAGAAGGTTCTTCTTCAGCCCCGATTCCCGATCCACATTTTCGGGGCGCGCGAGGGTGGCTGGCCCGAGATTGGCCCCGGACCCACCGAGGTCACTGAGGTCGAAGCGACGGACGCGGCGAAGGCCGCCCACGAGTTGGGGGTGGAGCTCGACGTGATCGCGGTCGACGACGTCCCGCTGGCGGTCGACACGACCGGCGAGCCCGTGCCGCCGACCCCTGTCGAGCCCAGCCGGAACGCATCCACCGAAGAGTGGCGCGCGTACGCCGAGGCCCTCGGACTGGACGTGCCGGACGACGCGAACCGCACCCAGATTCAGCTCGCCATCCAGGCCGACCAGAACAAGGGAGAGTGACCCATGCCCAGCTACATTCCGTCCTACGCTCGTGACAAGGTCCTGGTCGGGCTTGCCCGGCTGTTCATCGGGCCGTACAACGCGACCTCGCCGCTGCTGGCCCCCGCGAACTCGGTGCCGCTGAACGGCGCGTGGCCCGTCGGCTGGGTCCCGATCGGCGCGACCGAAGAGGGCGTGACCTTCAACTTCCAGCGGTCCACCGAGGCCGTGCGGATCGAGGAGCAGGCGACCCCGGTCTACAAGAACACCAGCGAGATCGACTGGAACATCGAGGCCGTCCTCTCGCAGGACTCGTTGGACACGATGAAGCTCGCCATGGGTGGCGGCACCATCGTCGTGACGCCCCCGGGCTCGGGTACGGTTGGCACGCGCAAGCTGACGATCTCGACCGACATGGACCAGCTGTGCTTGGGCATGGAGGGTCAGAACGAGTTCGGCTTCTGGCGTCGGTTCCGCGTCCCGCTGATCACCTCGGAGGGCAACGTCGGAGCGAAGTTCCGCCGGGCTGCCGACGCTCGCCGGTACGCGTGCAAGTTCAACGCGCTGTGCGCCCCGGAAGAGGTCGACATCATCGAGATGAACGCGGCGGCTCTTCCGTAAGTCGGAGCCGGTACTATTGGAGACCCAACCGCGAGAGGACACGAGATGGGTTTCAAGGCCGCAGAGTTTGTGGAGCCGCTCGATTTCGACTTCGCTCCGTACGCTGACCTCAAGGGGACAGTGCCGGAGCCGTCGGATCGAGCGGTCAACAAATTCCTGAAGCGCTGGCAAAAGCTGGTCGCCGAGATCATCCGGCTCAACATGCAAGAGCTGCAGGAGATGCCGACCGGCGAGGCACTGGCGGCGCTGCCGGAGGAAGAGCGAGCCCGGATCGAGGCCCAGCAGGCCGAGATCGAGAAGGCTCTTCCGACCACGGTGTCCGGCGCGCTGGAGGCAATGAACGACATGTCGTTCGACGACTCCGGTGTCGAGGGCAAGTCGGCGGGCGAGTTGGTCGCCGACCGGATGTGCGAGATCGTGGACGAGCTGTCCGGCGGCAAGCCGTCGGCGGCCCAACTGCTGGCCGTCCCCTACCGGCCGCGTTCGCAATTCCTGGGCTGGTTGGTCGGGGAGCTCACGAACCCGGAAAAAGGGAAAGCCGGATCGAGCACCACCTTGCGAGCCGTGTAGAACGGCGCGACGAGCGTGAGTACTACTGGGTCCGGCGACACCTCGGTTTCAGTGCAAACGAGTGGGACGCACTGCCGCAATGGCAGTGCGACATGTACTGGGACGGCATCATCTTCGAGTTCGTCGATAAGGACGCCGAGGGCGATTTTGACGACTGGCACGACGATCCAAACGTCGTGGTGACGATGTAAGGGAGCCGGGAATGGCGTTCAACGCTGGAGCCATCGAAGCGACACTCGATGTCCAGCGGAACCCGTTCACCGAAGGTCTCCGCAAGGCGCAGCAGCAGGCCCGGGACTTCGAGAAGAAGGAGTTCCGGGCCAAGCTGTCTGTCGACGCGGATACGAACACCGCCCGGACCAACCTGGAGCGCTTCCGCGCGGCCGAGGCGAACAAAGACATCAACATCGGCGTGGACGTCGACACCTCGCAGCTGTCGGCGCTGCGGGGGCAGCTCGCTGCCGCTGGTGTCCGGATCCCGGTCAACCTCGATAAGGATGGCGTCAGCCAGCAGCTCGGGGAGATCGTCAACAACACCGAGAAGACGGCCGCACGATCTGGCAACGCGATCGGCCGCGCCCTGCTGAACCCGCTGGTCCTGCAGTTCGGGTTGCTGCCGGGAATCGCGGCCGTTGCCGCCGCCGGGTCCGCCGTCGCGCTGGGTGCGATCGTGCTGGGGTTCGGCGCGCTGGCTGGCGCGGCGCAAAAAAACAACCCGCTCATCAAGGCGTCCTACTCCAACATGTGGAAGGACATCAAGAGCGACACCGAGACCATCACGGCCCCGATGGTGCCGTACTTGCTCGGGGTATCAGGCCAGATCAAGCGCGGGTTCGATGACCTGAAGCCGTCGCTGTCTACTGTGTTCGCGGTGCTGGGGCCGCAGGTGCAAGACGCGGTCGGCGGTCTGACCGGACTAGCCAAGAACGCGCTGCCCGGCGTGACGATCGCGGCGCTCAACTCGAACCACGCGATCGAGGGTCTGGCGAACCTGCTGAAATCGGCTGGTACCGGTATCTCGGGGTTCTTTACCGAGATCTCGTACAAGCAGGCCGATGTCGGCAAGGGCGCGACCTACATGGGCCAGATCATCGAGAGGGTCCTCACGACCCTCGGTACGCTGCTCGCCCAGTTCTCGACCGCGTTCGCCAGTATCGGTCCCAACTTCGTGACGACGTTCACGATGCTGCTGAACATCCTGACCCAAGTCACGCAGGGTGGTCTGGGCACGTTTAGCGCGACACTCAACATTTTGCTGCCGATCTTGAACGCCGTGCTCTCGATCATCCAGCCGATCGCCGCCGGGCTCGGTTCGATGGGTGGTATCCTGCTGGGGGTCATCGCCGGATGGAAGCTGCTTGGCGGCTCGGTCGGCCTGGTCACGAAGGCGTTCGGGCTGCTGGCTCCCGCTGCTATCGCGTCGCGCTTCGCGTCCCTGACCCCCATGCTGGCAGGGGCAGCCGACCGGTTCGGCGACCTGACTACGCGGGTGACCGGGTCCGGCAAGGCGGGCGACATCGCCGAACGGTCGATGACCAAGGTCGGCACCGCGATCGGCAAGGCAGCGTCCGCGCTCCCCATCCTCGGTGCCGCAGTGATCGCCGGACAGGCCGCGCTCGACCACTTCTTCCCGTCCGCCGACGCGCTGGCCGAGAAGCTAACCAAGGGTGGGTTCGAGGCACACGAAGCCGCCGCGAAATTCTCGGAGTACGGTGATCAGACCACCATTGCAGGAGCGCTGCAGAGCCAGTTCGGCACCTCGATGGAGGATACCCTCAACAAGGTTGAGGAGATGCGCGGAAAGATGACCGGGCTAGAGCGCGCGCAGATGGATGCGACGGCCGCCCAGAACGACTTGACCTACGCACAGAAGACGTTCGGGGACTACTCGCCGCAGGCCGCTACCGCGCAATCCCTGCTGGCGACGGCAACCGACCGCGTCGAGGAGGCGCAAAAGGCCGCCGCTGACGCGACCAAGAGCCACACCGATCGGATTATCGAGCAAACGAACCTGATGCTCGGGGAGGTCGGGGCGCGGCTGAACTACCAGGCCGGGTTGCTCTCCCTGGAAACTGCGCAGAAATCGCTGAACGACGCGACCAAGCAGCACGGCGCGACCTCGCTGGAGGCACGGAACGCGGACGTCGCGTATCAGCAGTCGCTCGTGCAGGTCGTGACCGCGATCGGCCAGCGCGCGACGGCGGAGGCTGAGGCAAAGGGGATCACGGACACGGCCGCCTACGCGGCGTCCGCGATGAACGCCGAGATCCTCCGGCTGGCCGAGGCTGCCGGGAACAACGCGCCGCCCGCCCTGCGGCAGATGGTCGCCGGGTTGAGCGATACCGCACTGAACGCGATCGGCGCACGACGCGAGGTGGACAACGCGGGCAACGCGATCATCCACCTGCCAGACGGCAAGACCCTAACCTTCCCGAACGACGCGGACTCGGCGCGACTGAAGGTGCAGGACCTCAAGGCAGCTGTCGACGCCGTCCCGAAGAGCAAGACCACGACCTGGTACGTCAACTACATCAAATCGGTTACCGGGCAGGGACCCGCGATCTCCAGCGGCTCGGACGGGCTGCTGCCGGGGTCCGCCATCGGCGGGTACGCGATGGGTGGGCCCGTTAGGGGTCCGGGTGGTCCCCGAGACGACAAGGTCCTGCGGTGGCTGTCCAATGGCGAGTACGTCATCAACTCGAAGGATACGGCCGCGTTCCCCGGACTGCTGGCCTATATTAACTCCGGCCGGGCCCGCAAGGACTACGGGATGTCGACTGGTGGGATGGTTCAGGCCGAGGACGGCTCGTGGGTGCCAGACAGCTTCTACAGCGGCGCGCCAGCCGGACCGCACGCGGCCTACACCGCGTCCGGCTTCGCCAAGCTGCGCGCACAGGCCCAGCAGTACGGCATCAGCTCGCTGCGGGCCGACGACCAGGCGCAGCTACGGACGTACGGTGGCTGGATCGACCCGCCAGCGGCGTCACAGCTACCGGCGAGTAACAGCTACTCGGAAGCCGTGCTCGACTCGAAGCCCGCGAACTGGCGGCCGTCCGGCAACGCGTTCACGTCGGTGAACTCGTGGATGGGCAACACCACGCCGATCTCGCTGACGACCGCGCAGCCGTGGAAGTCACCCGCTCCGCCGACTGGCGCGCACGGCGGTGACCAATCGCTAATGGGCGGCCAAAACCAGCAGATGGGGAACGTCGTCTCGCAGCTCTCGGCCGCGCTGGACCGCATCCTGCAGCGCGCGATGTCGTCCCTGGACGGCGCTCGCCTGGAGGTCGGCGGAAACGGGCTTGCTAAGATCATCCGGAATGAGACCCGTTTGACGAACCAGCAGTAAGGGCAGGAGCGATGGCGAACCGCAAACGTTTCTACCTGGGTCGGCCCGGACGCGTGGACGCGCTCGATTCCCTCACCCGAGCGTCCAACCCGTCGGCGACCGAGACGATCGTGGGAGCGGTGAACCGCAGCTTGTCCGGCCGGACCACCCGCGACGTGTTCGCCGTTAAGCGCTCGTGGTCCCTGACCTGGGACCGGATCTTGAACGAGGACGCCTACCAGCGGCTGCGCGCCTACCTGCGCGCGAACCCGACGCTCGGGCCGTTCCGCTTCGTCGACCTGCGCAACCGCAACCTCGCCCGCGCGGGCGTTTCGCTCGGGGGCTCGGACTGGCTGGACAAGCGGGACTTCGAGGTCGTCAACACCGGGGTGAACTCGACGGGCGCGTTCGTCTGGGTAACTGACGTGGCGTGGAACCCGGAAGTCGCCGACCATATCGACGGGGGCTGCCGCTGGACGATCACCCCGGCTGGTGTACCCGTACTGCGGGACAAGGCGACCGTGGTCGTGTGGCCGACCAGCGTCTACCGGTTCAGCTTCTACGCCTACGGCACGGGGTCGGTGCAGGTCCGGGTGCGCAACCTCGGGCCGGATGGCGCGGAGCTGTCGACGACCAACGGGCCGACCATCGCGCTGAACGGTACGAAGACGCGGTACGAGTACACCTACACCCCGCCCGCCGGGACCGCCGAGGCGCAATTCGGGCTGCAGGCGGTCCATGCCGGGTCGCTGATCATCAACACCACGGCGTGGTACTACGGAGTAGATGAGCCGTCAATGCAGCCGTGGGTCGTCGGCAACGGGACCCCCGAGGTGCTTCTCGACTTGACGACGAGCTACCCGTGGCCGGGGCAATACCAGTGCGTGCTGACCGTGCAGGAGGTCTGATGCAGTACCTGGGCGACACCGCGCTACAGAAGGCCATCTACGCGGCCGACCGCCGAGTCCGGTTCGAGTTCTGGGTGGACTGGAACAGGAACGGGCTGTACGACCACCCGTACTCGGACCTGTCCGACCTCTACATCTCGGGCCAGCGGTCCGGCTCGATCAATAGTGACCTCCCCGAGCAGGTGAACGTCATCACCGGGACGGCTGCCAGCGACGTGCGGATCGTTCTCGGCGGCAAGCGCAAGTACAGCGAGCTGCGCGCGATCGACATCTTCAGCCCGTTCGAGTTCGACTCCCCGATCTACGGCAAGCAGATCGAGGGGACGCCGTGCAAGTACATCCGGACCGTCTACTCGTCGGCCGGACCGAAGACCGTGCGGCAGTTCACCGGGAAAATCCGCGAGTACAAGCCCGCTCAGGCGTCCTCGACCGTGCAGGTCCTGTGCCAGGACAACCTTGACGTGTCCGGCGCTCCCTGCACGCTGCCGCTGTGGGCCGTCGGCACCGCGTCGCCCTACTTCAACTTCTTCTGGACCGACCCAGCCGTCGGCCGCCCCGTGTCGACCACCTGGGTCGTCGAGGAAATCTGCCGCCAGGCCGGATACCACACGGGCCCGCTACCGCGACCGGGCTGCCTGAGCTACCAGACGTGCAACGGCGCGTTCTTTCCGTCGTTCGGCTACGGCAACATGACGCAGGGCACGAACGTCGACAAGTACCCACACTTCCTGAGCTACGACCCGACCGTGCCGTTTGCGAAAATCGGCCCGTACGGGATCGCGCCCCAGCGCCAGAATGTCGGGGTGCACAAAGCGTACTTCAACACGAACGATTATGTCTACGTGCCGCAGAACGGCACCGGAAACGGCCCGGTCAACCTCGTGTACAGCCAGTATGTACACTTCCGCACGTCGGCCGGAGCGAGCTCGAAGAGCACCACCTCTACCTTCTGGCTAGACGACGCACCCGCGATCGACGGAGGTGGGTCCGGGAACTACGGCCGTTGCTCCGTGATCGCCTACGAGGATGGCGACATCCGGCTAAACTGCACCGAAGGATGGCTCGCCGACGCAGTCACATACAAGACCTGGTACGCCCAATGGCAGCGGACGGCGCTGCAGCTCCCGGACGGCCCCCACTACATCTCGGCGCTGTTCAAATTCCGCAATAACGACGTGGACTTCGAGCTGTGGATCGACGGGGTGAACGTCGGGGCCCCGAACAACGGTGCGGACTCGCTGTCCGGCCTCGGATTCCGGCATGGCACCAACAGCCCCAACCGCGTGAGTAACCCCGTTTCGTTCACCACCTCGATCCCCGTGCAGCACTGCCAGTGGTCGGTGGGGTTCACGACCGGGTATCCCGCGTTCACCGCCGGGGAGCAGCTGCCGCCGCTCGGTGCGGACGGGTTGGTCAAAGCGATCGTCGGCGAGTCGGTCAACGAGATGGCCTGGATCCCCGACATCGTCGACGGCGACTGCTGGGAAGTGCTCAAGGACCTGGCCAACGCCGAGTTTGGCGCGACCTTCTTTAACGAGTACGGGCAGCTTATCTGGATGTCGCACAAGGAGCTGCGCGAGCTGACGCAATTCGACCAGGACAACGCGATCATCATGTCGGACGACCAGCTGAACGACTTCGTAATCAACCCCTCGGTCGACCAGTACCGCAACTCGATCTCGGCGTCCTGGACATTCCGGTACTCGCAGGAAGACATCGTCTGGCGCAACCAGAACGCGAAGGACTTCATCATCGGGGCCGGGCAGACCTCCCCCGTGGTCGACATGCCCCTGACCGAGGTCATCGCGATCGACGAGTCGGTGTACGCGATTAACTACATCGCCCCCGCCGAACAGGACATCCCGATCTACAACACCCAGGTAGCGGCCGTCACATATGCGAACCCGGACGTTGCGGCAAACTCGGGCTGGGTCATCGGTGTGTTCCCTCGCCGGAACCAGCGCACAGTGGGGCTGATCTGGGGAGCGGGATCGACGGGCCAGGACCTCTACATCGGGGCCTTCAAGGGCGCAAACCAGCCCGCATTCCTGATCTCGGGCCGCAAATACTCGCAGCCGCAGATCGTGCGCAAGACGACGCAGGACACGGCGTCGATCGCCACCAACGGGGGCAGGGTCCGGGGCATCTCGCTGCCGGACAACAAGTGGCGGCAGACCGAAGATGGAATTGACGCTATCTGCGCCGAGCTGCTGTCGGACATGGTCGTCCCCGCCCCGGCGGTCGAGGATGTCGAGATCGTCGGCGACCCGCGCATCCAATATGTCGACGTGATTGCCCTGACCAACAAGCGCGGGGTCACGGGCAAGGTGTTCGCGCAGGTGCTGGGACGCGGGTTCGACGACTCGGTGCAAGGCGGCATGAAGGATCGGCTGACGCTGCGGCTGATCAAGACCCCGAACAACTGGATCCTCGGTGACCCGGATCTCTCGATCCTCGGTGACACGACCGTTCTTTAAGGAGGTAGTCCCATGGCCCAAGTCACGATGCCGACGTTCACCGATGGCATGCAGGTGCACGATACGGACCTGACTCCGTTGCGGTCGAACATCGCCGACCACGAAACTCGGATGCTCGCGGCGGAGTCGACGAACACCACCCAGACCACCAACATCTCGACCATCAACGGCCAGATCGGCGCGCTGTCGGCGGGCAGTCCGGCGCACAACCGATTGAACGCGCTGGAGACGATCACTGGTGCCGCCACCTCAGGCAACGCGGATCTCAACACGCGGCTTGGTGCGGGGGTCGGTACGACCGCGAACGTGACGACCGGTACGGTGACCGCACAGAACAACGACCTGCGGTCCCGGATGACCTCGGTCGAGGGTCGCGCAACGGCGCTGGAAACCATCACCTCGACCGAGCGAAACAGCACGACCGCAACCGCGCTGGCGAACGGCTCGCAGGTGGACGTGCCATTTCCGAACTCGGCGCAATCCAGCTCGGACATCACATACGCGGCCCCGGTGTTCACGGTGGCCCGTGCGGGGGTCTACGCGGTAGAGTCGACAGTCCGCACAACCGGTGGCGCGCTGGAAATCAACCTCTGGTACGACGCGACCGGTGGTGGAACTTACCGCCGTCGCTCGGGTAACGTTACGACCACGATGGGCGTCGTGGCAACGACGATGCGGATGCCCGTTGGCGCGAAGCTTAAGGTCACCGCGCTGAACACCTCCGGCGCGGCGAAGACGATCGAGACCGGAGCAGAGGAGACCACGCACATCTCGATCGTGCGGCTCGGAGGATAGCATGTACCGACGCGGACGGCGGTGGACTTCAGCCGCTGCCTACACGCTGTTCATTGGCGTCGGCTTCGTAACCTTCATCGCGCCCCTGACCAGCTTCACCGCGACGCTGCAGGGGTGGTTGACTTTCATTTGGTCATTGACCTTGGTTGTGGGCGGTACACTCGGCGTAGCCGGGGTGGTCGCTAAAAGACCCGGACTGGAATTTGGAGGGCTCCCCGTGCTGGCAGCGTCGATCACCGTATTCGGTGTGGTGCTGATCGCCCGGGGGCTCTCCGGTGCAAGCGCCAGTGTGTGGGGAACCGTCTTGGTAGGGATGCTGATGCTCGCGCTCGCGCTGAAGCTCCTGGCTCGTTTTCTTGATATCGGCTTTCTGGTCCGCGCGGACAGCCGAAGACAGGATGGCTCGAAGTGAACATCGACATCAACGCCGTGGTTGGGGCGATCTTCGGGGCTGGCGGCATCGGTGGTGTTGCCGGGTGGATCAAGTACCGCGATTGGGCGAAGAAGTCGAAGGTGGAGTCGGGGGCGGCCTCGCTCGCGCGCCTACAAGACGAAAATATTCGGGTGGGGCTGCGGGCCAAGGAGGCTGAGGCGACCGAGGCGAAGTTGCGCAAGCGCATCGGTGAACTCTCGGACGACGTAGCCCTGTATCGCGGTATGCTTATTGAGGCAGGATTGCTCAAGAAGGCGAAGCCCGATGACCCCAGATGAGCGGCTCACCCCCATCGCGCAGGAGCTGGTCCCCGAGATCCGGCGCGCACAAAAGATCGAGGGACGCAAGCCCGTGCTTTCGGCGGTGCTGGTTGCGGCCGTGGTGGTTCTTGCTGGCGGCTTGATCTACCTGTTCGCCGCGACCAGCGCCGCCGACCAGACCCTGCAGGAACAGAACGGGGTCCGGGACAAGGCGATCTCGGATGTACAGGACCAGCTCAAGGGCGTGTGCCGGAAGGTCGTCAACCCGGGGCAGCTCTCGCCGTCCGAGAAGGACGGGTGCTACCGCGCGGAAAACTCGATTCCTCCGCCTGCGCCCTCTAACGCGCCCGTGCAGCAGCCCGTGCAAGTGGGGCTCACGGTCGGGGAGGTCCGGGGACTGATCGCCGACCAGGTGACGGCGCTCCCGCGCCCCCTGACCATCGACCAGGTGACTGCGGTAGCGGCCGACGCGGCGGCGAAGAACAAGCCGAAGGACGGCGCGAACGCGACCCCGGACCAAATAGCCGACGCTGTGGCCTCCTTTTGCGCCGGAGACTCTTGTGTGGGTCGGCCGGGCACCAATGGCGAGAAGGGCCTCGACGCCCCTCCCGTGACCGACGAGCAGGTACGAGCGCAGGTCGCGGTATTCTGCGCCGCCAACAACGACTGCGCAGGGCCCCCGGGAGCAACGGGCAGTACCGGAGCCCGGGGCCCGCAGGGCATCAGCGTCCAGTCATTCAAGAACCCCGAGCGCGCGGATCCGGCCGACCCGCTGTCGCAGTGCCGGGTGCCGTACCTGTTGATCGACCCCGCGACGGACGCTGTGACGACGGACTACTTCAACGTTCCGAGCGCCTTCTGTCTCTGATGGGTTACCATGGTGGTACACGAGAGGAGAGCTATGGGCACCATATACACGCGAGACATCCCGAGCGAGCTCGACCCGGCCGACTTCGAGCGGTCCATCGAGCATGTCCGGGACACGGTTCGCTCGGTGGTTGCGGTCGACGACGTGCCGGACCCGTTCGTCGAGGTCCGGATCACGGTCGATCGCCTGGACGACAAGATGACGCGGATCACGGGTCGGTCGGACCTCGACCCGCAGGCGGACTACCTCCGGGACGGCTTCGACCCGGACAAGGATGCGTACATCGACAACCCCCTGCACCCCGACGTTTCCCCGATCCACACGATCGGCAACCCGCCGGAGGCGAAATGAGCGTCGCACGAGCGCGCGAATGGGCCGCCCGGTGCCGTGCCGCCGGAATCGTCGTGCACGAGGTCGCCGGGTACGAGACGCGCGGCAACGGCCAGTCCAGCGCCTACGAGGGCTGGGTCAACCACCACACCGCGACACCGAAGTCGAACACGCTGCCTGGCGTGCTGATCAACGGCCGCCCGGACCTCTCACCCCCGCTGTGCAACTCCTGCGGGTACGCGGATGGCTCGGTCGGCCTCGTGGCGGCACACCCGGCGAACCACGCCGGAGCGTCCGGGGGCTACGACACCTCGCCGCTGCCTCGGACCTCGCTATTCAACAAGATGGTGTGGGGCCACGAGATCGTGTATGAGGGCACCTCGCCCATGACGGACGCGCAGTACCGCACCGCCCAGATCGTCAGCAAGATCGGCGTGGACATCTGGGGCTACGGCGATGTGAACCGCATCAAGTTCCACGCGGGTACCTCGATCACGGGCAAGTGGGATCCGGGCTACGCCAACGGCAAGACCTACGACGTCCGTGCGTTCCGCAACACCATCCCCGCCGGGGGCAGCGTTCCGCCGACCACCACACCCCCGCCCGCAGCTACACACCGAGAGGTAGAATTGATGGAACGGATCAACGTCCCCGAGAGCCTGGAAACCACCAGCATCCGCCTGTGGCTGCCGGGCACCGACACGACCAAGATCATCGTCCGCCCCGCGATGGACAAGAGCGGCGTGGTGAGCAGCCCCGTGTTCATCGGAAACCTGTTCGCCTGGGGTTCCGGCGGCTCGCGTACCAAGGTCGGCATCGGGCACAACTGGAAGAACGACCCGAACGTCGGAGACCGGATCATGGCCGCGTTCCCCTGGGCCCTGCCGGGTGGCTTGTGGGCTGACCTGGAGTACAGCAACAAGGGCGGCTTCCAGATCGACATCGTCGGATAAGAAGGAGAAGCACGATGGTAACTGTCAAATCGCAGTACGCGATCGACCTCGCCGAGCGGGTCTTCTGGACCTTCCTCGCCGGGTTCTTCGGCGCGGTATCGCTCGACATCACGCAGATCACCGATCTCGGCTGGGTGGCGTGGGTCACCTCGGGCGTCGGTGCCGGAGTCATCTCGCTGCTCAAGGGCCTGGCGGCCAAGGCGATCGGCAACTCGGATTCCGCCAGCCTGACAAAGTCGGTCGGCCCCAAGGCGGTCGTCGCCGACAACGAGGACGTCGGCTACCCGGGATTCTCCGACGGCGGTTGATCTCCACCCTGAACGTCGGCCCCGCCATCTATCCACTGGCGGGGCCGACCTATGTTCAGGCCTTGCCCAACCACTCCTTTCGGGTGACCTCAACCCACCGGTTGGGGACGGCTCCACTGAGGTCGGGGTCCAACCAGTAGCCGTGGTCCCGCTGCGCGTCGGTGAGTCGTTCGTCCAGCACCCATTTGCCCGTCGTGAGCTCGATCCGGTCCCGGCCGTCCTGGTGCCCCCGGTAGATGCGGCCGGTCAGCTGCGGCTGTCCTTCGGGGTACTTCGACCGCTTGTAGGTGGCGGGTCCCAAGGGGAGGGGGTTTTCCTCCGGGGGCGGGTCCACCGCCGCGTTCACCCGTGTTACCAGCGGGTTGTCCTCGATCTTGAACGGCGGTAGTTTGATTTTCGGTCGCTCGACTACTTTCGTGTCGGCCTCCACCTCTGCGTTCCGACGCTCGCGGTCCCTACGAGCATCTGGCCACACGGTGTGCCGCTTCTCCGGCAGCGGACGATGTGCTCCTTCCATCGAGATCAGCACGTCGGTATTCTGGCCACAGGCCGGGCACGCAAACACCGGGGGCCGCTCCGCTGGCGGGATCCGGTGGTCTGGGTTCACGCACTGCCTGTCCTCGCATCGTGGCGGCACTCGTGTCCCCGGACTCACCACGGTGTTGGGGCAAAGGCTGCGGAACAAAAACCGCCAAACCGAGGTCCGTCGGTGCACCGGGTTGCCGGACGGGGAGTAGGCCCCGTTCCAGATCCAGCAACCAAGATCCGGGTCGTGGAGGATCTTCGCCCAGTACGACTGCGGTACGCGGGTATCACCGTACGCGGCAGGCAGCGGAGGGGTGTCATCTCTCGTCAAGGTGTCATCCTTTCGGGTGGTTGAGGTGTCATCCTACCAGACGAGGTGACACCGTGGCGAGGTGGCGTCGGTCGGTGAGATGTAGGAAGGTCACGGGGTGGGGGTAGCGCAGAGGGCCTCGGATAAACTCATCAGGCGGGGGTAGGTGTCAGTTAAGATGCCACCCACGATGACACCCCCCATTTCCTGATGAGTTTATTGCTGAAAGCCGCTCCTCCCCCAGTGTGTGACCTTCCTACATCTCGGCGCAGGTGGCATCTGGCGCGGCACTTACCACCGTGGTAAGATGACACCTATGACCGCACCGCGTGCCGCTAACATCAGCCGGACCCTTCGCCTTGGCGGGGCCCGTCCGAATACCTACGCCCGGCGGGGCCGCAGCGAGGGGATATTCGTCGGTCAGCGCGGCCAGTCGGTCGCGATCGGGTTCGACTTCGATAGCCCGCGAGAGCTGCGGGAATTCCGGGCTACCGCGTGGCGGATCCTGACCGAGGCTGGCTGGGAAGTCGAGACCTCGACCGGAAACGCGCTGTACGTCACGCGCCGAGCGGCAGTAGAATCAACGGAAGAGGAAGGCTGACCATGGACTGGACAGACCGGGGCGGGGACGCCACCCAGCACGATCGGGTGACCTGCTGGGTTTGCATGCAGCAGGTGCCGATGAATCTCGGCTCGGGGGCGATCTTCGACCACCCCGTCCGGCCGACCGCCCCCGGCGAACACCCGGAGCCCTGGTGCGGTGGGTCCGGGCTCCGTGAGGACGGGACAAGGGTGCGGCAGTTGCCGGGGTGGATGCCGCATCGCGAGGGTGCGGGTTGCGGGGTGACCCACCCGCTGGGCAGCGTGCTGGTAGCGGCACCGGACAAGGCGGGGTGGTCCGGGTGGGGCCCGTATTCCGGCCCGTTCTATCTCGGGCGCGAGTCGTTCGACCAGGTGCGCTTCCCGCGCCACTCGGTCGACATGCCGAACTTCCCTGGCGTGCCGGACGAGTCGCTGTGGTACCGGTTCATGCTCCCTCAGTTCCACGCGATCACGGGGTCGATCACCGACGCCTACCGCGCGGTCAATGCTCTGGCCCCCCTGATCGGGTGGGTTAAGGATTCAGATGGAAGCATCGGCCGCGCGCTGCTGGCCGTGCTAAACGGAGGTGTTGAAAGTGCGGATACTCCCGAAATCTGACGCCCCGCTCGTCACCGACGAACGTGATGTCGAGCTCGCTGTGCAGACCGCGATCGGCGGACTGGAGGAGCACGGCTACGAGCTGATCGACCAGACCCAGAAAACGGTGATGCTGCACGGCATCGACCATGCGGGGGTCATGCACACAATCCTCATCTTGAAAGGTGCCGATGGCGGTTGGACTGCGGAACGCAGAGAAGGATGGCTATGAC